CCGATACGGTATACGAGGTTCCATCATCGAAAAGGAAATGGAGTGACGCTACACGATTCTGCGAAGAGTGCAGAAATGCGTCAACCGCCACGGGATAGACATACGCAGTCTCTTCCCGAAGGCGGTTATGTAGTTGTGTCAAATCTGCTTGTGTCGTAATAACCATTGGTTCCTCAATAATATATTATAATTGAAATATAGTATAGTAGTATATGTTTGTCAAGGAGTCAATAATGTATTTGAAAAGTCGGATGTAGTTGGTACAGATACCGCAGTACCTTGGTCTGACACACCGTGATAATCACCAAACATATCACCCCAAACTGTTATATTACCACCATTAGTTGCGAGTCCACTATAAGTTCCTGCACGAACCAATGACCAATCAGTATCGGCATTGATAATTGTAGGAGTATCTCTATTACTGGTATCTCCCAATCCCAGACAGTATTCACTACCATTATATCCCCACACATACACTTGACCAGTAGTTTTTGTAGCATAACATTGTTCATATCCACAAACAATATCAGACCAGTTTGTATCCGACCCTATTTGTGTAAATGTATCCGTATCCGCTACATTTAATATAGCGGAAAGGTTACCTGTACCCCATAGTGTTCCGTTACTACGGATACCAAATGATGTATGCCACGTACTTGCAATTTTTGTCCAATCCGAATATGCCCCAACTTGAGTAGGAGTATTGTGCGAAGTAGAAGTCCCATCACCTAATTCTCCACTAGTATTCTTACCCCAACCCCACAAGGTTCCAGTAGTTTTAATAGCGAATGAACGTAGATACGCGGCGTGAATATACGACCAGTTAGTATCAGACCCAATTTGTATAGGTGATGTTTCATTTCCACCCGTTGTTCCATTACCTAATTCACCATTTGCGTTATCACCCCATGCCCACAATGTTCCGGTCGTTTTCAATCCTAATGTATGGGTACCATAATTTATAGATGGTGCAACCTTAGACCAGTTAGTACCAGATACTTGTGTCATATTATTTTTATTTACCGTATCGCCAACACCCAACTGACCGTTTGTGTTAGACCCGGCCGCCCACAAGGTATTATCTGATTTTATAGCAAACATAGTATATGGACCTGCCTGTACATCATTCCACGCACCAGTAACTTGTGTTGGTGTAAATACGTTTTCATAGGATACTGTATCTAAACCTAATCCTAATTCACCTTCACCATTCCATCCCCACGACCATAACGTATTGTCACTTCTTAATACGAATGTACTACTTTCGCCTTGTGCTAAATTTAGTACGGTATAAGACGATGATGTTGGGGGTGTGACTACTGGTGGTATAAATGTCCAGTTAGTAAATGTTCTACCAGTGCCCGTACCCGCAACATCGGAATTATACATTGGTTGAGTTGTTGGAACAACCAATTCTGGATTTCTAGTTCCTTGGAAATACTCTAATGAATTGGATAATAATCTAGCTAATCCTGGTAATTTCTTATCATAGAATTGTGTGGTGACCGTGTTCTTATGTTTTGTTCCATAGATGATTTTCCCATCTGATGCTAAGATATCATTTGCAAATCCATCAATAATCCATTTAATTTCTATACCATTATAATGTGGGTCTTTTTTAATTACATCATATTGATTTTTATCTATTTCAACAACTGTTGGGATAGAAATATTTTGTACAAAATATCTTATAACGTATCCTTGGAGGATATCATTCGGTGTTATCTTTGGACGATTGCTGAGCGGGGTTATCATAATATTTATCTAGCTCCGTATAATCCTTGTGCAAATCCTCGGGTACCACCACCAGATGCTTGAACATTAGGGGAGTCTAATCCTCCACATGGTTGTCCCGTTCCACTATTTTCTCTATCTGGTCGGAATCTAAATCTTCCTTCAATAGAAGTTGTCCATCCATTAGACGACGAGAACTTGTGAGTAAGTTTGGTCACGACATAAAATCCACGTTGTAAAATGGAAGGTACACGGTCAACCAAAAATGATTGGAATAAATTAATTCCACCAATACCAGGAAGAGTAATGTTTACCACTGTTTTAGTTAAATTAGAACTGTTAAACGCGTGTGCATTTGGAGTAGCATAAGAACTACCTAATGCATCCGCCGTAGTTGAGTCAATATTTAATTTTTTCATCATCGAACCAGGATTAAATTCAATAAGATTAAGTGTCGTACCCAAACTAGAAAGTTCTTGTACAGTATTGATTACCAGTGAATTACCATATGTTCGTTGTATTTGTGCGGCATTGTATTTTTGTTTAGCTTTGTCTTCTTCACTACGATCACGACGGAGGGGAACTAGGACAGAACCACCTGTTGCCTCGGCCGTACCAAAGTCATATTCTGTACTACCTACGACCAGAGGACTTTGATTATTTATATTATTTATACGGATTGCGTCCCACTCATTTTTTAAATTTATTAAATCTTGATCATTACATTCTTCTTGTGCACAAATATTCTGCGGTGAGCACGTGGCAAACAAATTCTTAATAAGTGTTATCTTATTTAGTTGAGGAATATCAATAGATTGTAATGTACTCTTTTGTGCAGGACCACCCACTCCTGCTATAGCTTGTACGGCAATAACTTGTGGTAAATTAAATTCAACGTTTAAATCAATCAAATCACTACCAAGTTCCCCGTCATTGAATCGTTTAGTACCCCGATTAAACATATAAATATATGCTGGTTTATCGGGTTTTTCTGTTGAAGATTGGTATCGGGTGATGTTTACTCCCGTTACACTTGATAATACATTTGTTGATTCATTTTCTTCGTTGTCAATCCAAGGTAATTGGTTGTTAATAACTGGCTTACGCAGAGCTGTCAACTTTTTTGATAATCCCATATCAACTACGTATAACCCGGCTACAGGACGTTCGGAGGAATATAGTTGAAGATTCCAATAACCTTCTGTTGCTGCGTTCATCATCATTAATAAAGAATTAATCGCTGAACTTATTGTGTCTGTTGTTGTGAATGCTTGTTTGATTGCTTTCGTATTTAACCATACCCCATTAGTTAAATATGATGCACCTGGTCGACCTGGTTCTGTTATATTTTTGAATTCTCCAACCCCATTAGGACCATTTTCTCCTGTTATGAATCCTTCAATTACGTTATTATTTCTAAATACATTTCGTTGAGATTCGTCTGTGATTGCGGCGTCAATTAAGTTTTGATAATTATTTTGTTCACTAGACGATCTTCTACTTTGTGCCGTCGGATTATAAATCACCATAACATTTGGATCGATAGACCGTAAGTCGGGATGATATCCGACCTGATTAGCTATCAGTTCATTATCTACCTTTCCCATGTTAATATCTTCTTGTGTAATTTCTCTAGTAGGGCGTAGTAATCCTAATTTTGCAATATTTTTCGTAGCCTCATCAGGCATAATACTCAAAATACCAAGTTGTGTATCACCTAGTATTTTTTGTACAAAAAACTTCCAAGATACAAAGTATTCGTTTTCACTTAGTCCTGCCTCTTGTGACCCTGCTCCTTGTGAATTAGATTGAGAATTTCTTATTTCGATAAAGTCATCATGCCATTCGTATGTTGGGTCATCAATAGACTTTCTAGAAACATCTGCCATTAATTTACTGAATGTTTTTTGTTTCCATGCATATTCTTCTGCAAAATATTCTTGAACATCCATTGCACTACATTTACTAACAGAATCTGCGCATAGAGACTTAACCCCAGTGTGTCTTGTGGGTAATTCGAATTGTTGAACAGAGTGTATTGTCAATCCAATTTCATACACATTATTTTTGTTGTATTTTAAGTCAAACTTGACTACATAACCAAGATATACTTCATAATTTCCGTTACTGGCATAAATGTAGTCCTTTATAAATTTTTGTTGTTTCTCTGGATCTAAAATTAAATCGGTAAACTCTTGCGAGATAGTATCCGCTGGTTTACCCCAATCATACGTTACAATTGGAGATTCTTTTGGATTAGAAGATTTTCTACCGAATTCCATTACAACTCTTGTTGCGGGTCTGAGGAAATATCTCAATAGTGTGTCAACTTGACCGACTGAATATGCAACAATTTTAATGTCTGCTTTTAACAACCCACCCCGTACTCCCATAGGACCAGCAGTTCCCTTATCTAAATTAACTTCTAGAATTCCAGGAATAGGAATGTTACGTTGGTCTGAATTAGAATCTTGTACTACAATTGGAATACGTCCGTATTTAATTTCTTCGGATGATGTATTAATATTGGCCGTAGCATATGCTACAACACTTCTATTATCTTGTGGGATATAGATATCGTCAAAAGATACCGTATTTTCTCCATGTACACCTAATGACGGGCACCATGCATAAAACTTATCTTTATCAAGATTGTCTCCAAACATTACTTCTGCTTGTTCTTGAGTTGCGCCTTGGAGATTATCACGTAATATATTAACCAATGAAGTAAGTTTGAAAAACGGCATGTAAGTGTTTGCTGTTTCACTTGCAATTCTTCTTCTGGTTAATTCGTATTGGATACGAGGATGGAATGATTCCAAAGACCCAATAAATGGAGTAATATTACCTGTGTCTTTTGGTTTAGATCCTCTTGGGGTTCTAGTAGGTGGTGTAGGAAGTGGAGTATCTTGACCACAACGTGCGGTTACTGACGAAACGGTTGACCGTCGTGCTCCAGTTGGTAACGTTGGCCATGCTTGATATTCCCAATGCCAACACTCATCGACTGACCCACCATTACGTGCCCATTCTGGATTAACCCACCCATACTTTGAAGCATTAGCATCTAACCACCGATATAATGCATTTTCGTTTCTAATTTTTGCATGAACAGCTGCACTGAATCTATCAACTTTCTGATTGGCTGGTAGTGTACGGTTCATTTGTATTGCCGTATTTACCGCTGCATTATATAACTCTGCAATATCTATCGTAGTTCCCCATCCATGCATTGATGTGCCTGGCGTTGCCGCACCACGACCTTGTACGGTTTTAACTTTAAATTGGTCAGCAAGTGGTCGATATGAACTACTAATAGTAAACGTTACACCTGCTCGTTTTGCAGCAAGTAACAATTCACCCATCTGCTCAGCAGCTTGCGGATGTAGTTTTGCACCGTCAGTCCCTTTAACTGGCGATAGTGCACACTCAGGAATACGTCCGTTTTTATATCCAATACGTTCAAAATCTGCTGGTTTTGCTGTAGCCATAATTTATTTAAATATTTGGGATGAATAAACGAGTACCAATAGGTACTGCCATACTACCGTTTGCTAAATTATTTGCTTTAGCAAGTACCCACCAATTGGTAGTTGTCTTATAAAATTTATATGACAGAGTATCTAATCTGTCGCCGTCTTGTACCACGTAATAGAATGGAATATCCTCGGAAGGAATCTTGGTTGGTATTACGGTGGTATAGTACGGAATTTTCTTTGTAGTATCTATATTCAATGTCGTAGTATATCGTTCCATATATCGTTATTGAGATTGTTGAAATAAATTCGGATTAGTTCTTACTAATCTATCAACGGCTATATTTGCATCAATTTGTGCAGAAACATCTAACAATGTGTTATCCAAAACTCTTGCTTGTTCGTCACTTGGAGTAGCATATTGTAAGTCAACAATATCCTCTGTAATCTTGTAGAACGGACTATCGTAGAACTTACTACGCTTTTCAAGGATACTAAGTTGCATATTGACGTTAATTGCGAACGGTACTTCTTTGGTTACATCAAAGGTTATACTTTCATCCAAGAAATCATAATCCAATGATTCAATATAACACGGTTGGTTTTCATATAATGCACCAATCGTTAATTTAAATAATGGAGGTACCATAAATCCGTTTACTACGTCTTTTGGAAATGCTAGACCAGAAAGATAATTTACTCTACTCCACATACCATCTGCTTCATTTTGTGAAAATGCAACAATATTAAATGATAAACTTAAACCACGTTTAGCACCACCATAAGTAACAAATCGTTCGGTTCGACCAACGTATCTTTGTTCGTTAAATTCAGTTTTGATAGATTCTTTGATAGTTGACAATAATGCTCTGAAATGTACGGGATTATTACCTTCGACATCTCTAAAAATAAATTTAATTATGTCAGAGTTTCTATCTTGTTCCTTGATTATGTTGTTATAATTAATTTTATTCGCATCTGTACTACTGACTAATTTTCTTTTATTATATGGGTCTTGGAGTTTAGTAAGACCAGATGTGGCAATGCCGAACGATGTACTACTTGGATTGGTGCCTATATCAGCAAATCCTGTATCACTTTCTGATAAATACTTACTTCTAACTCTACTATTGTTTAAGTCATTAGTAAATTTTTTTGGTAATTTATCTGTGAAATTTTGTCTGAACTGTGTTGCTGCTTGAACAAATGTAGGAATTTTATTTGTTTCTTCTAGAATTGGTGTTGGTACTGGTACCTTGTTTCTTAATGATTTGGGTAAAGTTCTATTAAGAGCTGCGACTCCCGCTTTTATTAACGTTGAACGAGTTTTTGTCAATAATGTATTCTTTATATTTGCTTCTAGACTTATTCTTGGTAACCCACGTTGGTCAAGTGGTTGTGGAGAAAATACCACAGGCCCAGTAACATCAGAAAATATTTTATACTCTGGTCTGGATTCTGAATAATTTTGTGGTAATGGAACTATAGTATTTGCTGCTTTCTTTAATTGAGTTGCTACATAAGTTTTTGCTATACTTCCAAGTGTTGGAAGTAATCCCCGCTTATTTGTGGATAAAGCTTGAAGTTGACCAGTAATCTTAAATTTACTTGTAATGTCCTCAACCGTATTATTTTGTAATAATCCAAACGCGTTTGGTACCACCACCTGTGTAGATATGTGTCGGCGAGCGTGTACAAATGGAACGGTATTTAATAATGGGGAGAGTGGATTATACAGTTTAGTATTAACAAATGTATTTCCCGTTTGGAGTAATGTTTGTTTTGCAAGGAATAGTAAACCATCAGATGATCGTAAGAACTTACTAACCCGTTGCGTATCTCGTAGGGTAGAGATAACAGGTAATGCACGATTATCATTTTTAATTCTACTACGAGAATCATTACTATCGGGAAGGATACTGATATATGGTTGACTAGATGGTTCTTCGCGTGCAGAGAATTTTTTATAGATATCTTGTGATTTTTCGTTGAATAGGTCTGCTAACGTTGGCATAGATTATCTCACTTCGTTACGGGAATACACACCAACCAATTGTAATCGTGGAACCGTTTGACTCATACCACCAACATTGATAGTGGTACTTGCATTAGAAAGAGCATCAATCAACTTATCTACCTTACGAGCTAAATCAGAATTATCACTACCAGCAGTAAGTGAACCCTTTGCGAACAGTTTGGTACCGGCGATAATATCATCTGCATTATTTAATGCGAATGCACCCTTAGGTGTAACCAATACTCGACTACCATATCCAGCGGAATACATATCGTTTGCTGGTGTAGCGGTACCTGCACCAACTAGTCCAACTCCCGCACCAATCAATGCCCCAATTACTGCACCACCTGGTATGAATGCTCCTATACCTGCTCCAAGTGCAGCACCACCTAATGCCCCACGAAATAATCCTCTACCTACCTGTCCTTGCTCAACTAATGAACGACCAGAAAATATTCCTATTATTCCACCTATAATTGCAGCAAGAGGAAGTAGTAATAAGGATAAACTAGATAAACCGCCGGCCGCGCCGGCTATAGATTTAATTAATCCACTAAATCCTACTTTAGTTAATGATGCGGCGGCGAAATATCCCGCGACAGCAACTGCACCAAACGACCCAATCAATAATTCTTTTGCCCTACTACCGATTGTTAGTAGTGTTGCTCCAAAACTATTTGTTTTAGTTGCTGCTTGGGTCATTTGTTCTTCGATACTTTCCGCGGCACTCTTTTGTTGACCACCTGCTTTTAAGAAATCTTCTGCGGAAATACCTAATTGTTTGAATAGAGCACGAGTACTAGTACTTTGCAGTAGATTTGCTGGGATGGTGGCCCGTGCATACGCCATCAACGCATCTGGACCTTCTTGTTCGGCAACTCGTACTAATGTACCAAAATCCAGTTGTGCACCAAGTTGGTTAAGTTGAGCAACTGTATCAATGGTTCCGTCAAGGTTGGTGACCAACCCTTCTTGTGCTGCTTGAAGTGATGATAGACTGATTCCTAATCGTTCTGCATCAACTGCGGCCTTTGCGAACTTTGGTCCATATAATAAGAAGGACAGAGTATTCTTATTTACGACACTTGCGAACTGACCAGATGACAGACTTGCTCGACCACTCGCTTTACGGAAGTTTTCAAACTGTGCTTCCGTTGCCATTCCCGTAGTAACCAATGCTCTCAATGATTCATTTGTGAGTTGGAATTCTGATTTAAACCCACCTTTGAGGTTTGCTGCAAAGGCTTGAGTTCCTTTTGCACTTAATTCCATTCCTTCACGGGTACTAATAAATGTGTCCGTTAGAGCTTGTTGTGCTGCCTGTTGTTGAGCAATAGATACTATTCTGTCTTGTTCACTTTTAAATAGTTGACCTAATTGACCAATTAATGTAGTACGATTTCTTAGTTCAAGTTCTACCCCACGGGTAGCACTTGTTCCAATCGCAGAAGCAAACTTAATACCTGCATCACTGATTTTTAATAATTCTCCACCAAGGTTTTTCGCTGCTTCCTTTGCTTTCTTAAGAGATTCTGTATTTTCGTTTTGTGCTTTAGTACCTCTTTGTAACGCCTCTCTATGTTCTCTTTTCTTTTTAATATCCTCTTCAATTTCTTGTGTATTCTTTGTTGTACCTTCCGCCGCGTCTTTTAAAGCCGCAGCAACCAACCTGACCGCCGAGGCGAACTCAAACATATCATTATCTTTAAGATCTTTTAGTTGCTCTGCAAAAGTTGCCATACACTATCTCTTTGAAGGTTTACTACTCTTTTCTGCTGACTTGTACGCCTCCACCTCTTTCTTTTTTACTTCCTCTAATTGTTTCAAATGAAAATTACGGAGATATACAGGCATATTATATAGTTGGTCAAAATCAAACGCTCCGTTACTATGATATGCCATCGTAAACAATGTTTTGTGAATATCGACCTTATGCTCCGAAGTCAGGCCAAAAAAAGTTTGCCCCAAAGGGCATCCTCGCTTTCATTGTGGTATCACAACTTGGGCAGACTACAGTAAAATCAAAATTCACATCTGGAGAAACCTTTTTGTATGCTTCTCGTAACGCACGAACGTCACGGATAATCATTGCTTCTGCAAACTCCCGTACAGTCTTACGGTCGCGATTTCCACCGAATGATGTTAAGATATACTTCAATCGTGTGGTTGCTTCAGTATCTACACCAGTCCCAATCTTCTTGGTTGCGGTAACTTCATTCATGATTTCTTTCTCATCCGCACGAGTTAGTAATTTAAATGTTACAGTCGTTCCCGTTGGAAGTACTAATTCATATTCATTGTTTTTTGGTAATTCAGATGGTTCAATAGTATCCAATCCAGACAAGTCTATGTTGTGTGGGAACTTCGTTCCACACGTTCCACACCCCAATTCGATTGGATAATCCTTACCATATGCCAAAATACGAGCCGCAATCATTACTGCGTTCAAATCCCCAATCAATAAATCATCGGGTTTCACGCCAGGTGTGACAATCAAACTTTCCATCAACTTGTCAATAACCGTCCCTTTTTGGATAAGGTTGGTCGAGGTCAAGATATCTTCTTCCTTTGCGGTCATATACTTGACATCAATCTTCCCACTCCGTAACGGACTTCCCTCTGGATAGAACTTCCCACCACTGGGTAAGTCTATAGTTTCTGTCGGGAAATTGTACTCTGCCATAAATAACTCCTTAAACTGGTTAATTTTACACTTCTATAAATATCAATCGTCTATGTTTTTCGTGGAAATATCTTCCTTATAAACCTGATTAATTTTGGATACGAATTCCTTAAAATAGGACTTTGAGCGTTCAGGGGTGACCAATGCCCCATCAACGACCAAATCTGCGACCTTTTGTTTCTCTTTAAGGATATCTCTCATATATTCGTCAATCGTATCGGCACATAACATATAATAGACTTGGACTTGACTCTTTTGACCAATTCTGTGAGTACGGTCTTCTGCTTGTTCGTGGTTCGCTGGAACCCAATCGCAATTCAGGAACACCACAGTATCTATCTGTTTCTGTAATCCGTCAATACCCATACCTGCCGCCATCAAACTGAATAGTCCAACTTTAGCTTCCCCGTTGGTCAATCGGTCAATAGACTTCTGACGTTCTTTGCTATTCATTTCACCCGTCAGAATAGCCGACTTCTCTCCATAGTGTTCTTGGAGGAACTTCAATGGAGCGAGATAGTTACTGAAGATAAGAATCGGTTTATCGTTGTCCAAAAATTCATCCACCATTTCCACTAACCGTGGCATCTTCTTTTCAATCAAGAACTCTTGGATTTTCGGCATGTGACCGATGGTGGGTTTCTCCACCTTCCATCGACCAAAGACTTCTCGTAACATTTCCTTATATTGTTTCTGTTCGTCTTTCGTCAATTCCACATACAGGTCATTCCGTTGTTTGGCAGGAAGTTCAGTCAAGATTTGTTCTTTTTTACGACGGATGACTAAATCTTTTGTACGGTCGTGGAGGTCTTGGAGATTCCTTGGAGCCTCTCCCTTCCATCCCCCGTACCGTTGGGTAAAGTGGAAGAAGTTATTGAATCGTTCTTTGTCGAGGAAATTCAACAATGCGAACGCTTCAATAGGACGGGACATAACGGGAGTACCTGTTAGGAATAGACAGTATTTTGTCTTAATACCAGGATATTTCCTCCGCTCTTTATATGACCCCAGAATACTCTTTGCTCGGATGGTTTGTCGGTTTTTGAGGTAAGTGGCTTCGTCACAGACCAAGAGATCAAACTCCTGCTTACGTAAGTCACCAACCACTTTACCAACGGCATCATAATGAACAATGTGAAACTGGTTACTCAATTTACCATCGTAATGTTTACTATCCCAGATGGTAGAATCCTTTCCCGTGAACTTTTTAATTTCACGTTGCCAGTTCACCACAACGGAGAGCGGACAGACAATGATGGTTTTTAACTTCTTATGTTGTGCAAATCCGATAGCTTGTGCGGTTTTACCCAATCCCGGTGCATCTGCAATCAAACACCGACCATCTGCCCGTTCTACGAATTTGACTCCTACTTTCTGATACGGATATAATTGAAGTTGCATTCCATTGATATTAAAGTCCACATCTTCTTTGACCCGAATCTCATCCAAATCTTCACGGCGGTCCTTCAACTTTTCCAGTAGATTTAATACCTTCTCATCACACTTGATATTGTTTTGACCAAAGACATTAAATGCTTTCTGGAGGTGAACCGCAGGAAACTCCCACCACTTCTCATCCCCGTTCCATTTCCGTCCGTCCACTTCATACTTGAACTTTGCCATCAAGTTGGGATTATACGGCATGACAACCACCGCAGTTTTACTATCCTTCAAATGAATAGAAACTGTGGTGTCGGTAGAAACTTGCTGTGTATTTGTAGAAGTCGGGTTATTCGTTCTAGCTATCTTTAGGTGGGAGATATCTTCTCCACGGAGCGTCATTTGCGCCGCTTCTTTCCAGACTTCAGGTATACCAACGGTTTGTGTCATCCATTGGAGGTATGACTGATTGTTGTAGTATACGTGAGCGAGTGAATAACCCTTAAACTTTCCGAACGTGAGAATTGCGTGTTCAGCTGACTGATGTATCATTTGTTTGTTCGACCTTGACATAGGTAAATGTTTCAAGGTCTAACCTCCATCCTTCAGTGGGGTCTAACCCTAACAATCGCATCATTTCTTCGTTTGCCGTCATTACCTTTGTAGTCAAGTCATTCTGATATTGTCGTAGTAGTTGATTATTACTTTCTATTAATTGACGTAATGCTATGGGTACTGGAACCATTGTTGTCATAGTAACCTCCGTTTAATTAAAAATAACTAATTTTTTAAATTTGTCAAGGGATGGATGGAGAAGTAATTCGAAGATACTTTGGACAACCTGCTTGTGCTTGAGCGGAACTGCAAGTTGTTGGGACTTGCATACATACGATACTAAATTGTGAACCAGATGGTTGATAGTAATTTACACCACGGGTGACCCCATCATTATATTGTGCAGATAACGATACTTCCAAATCCATACAACGAACTGTTCCCGGCGGACAAGTTAACACATCGGTTCCCTTTGAACCGGTTGGGCCTTGTGAACCCGCTGCACCAGATACTAATAAAGAAGGGTTTGCACTAGCAGAGGTCTGACAGTCTGATATGGTTATATTAATACCCGCCGTTCCTGCCGCAGGAGAATTCACTACTGCTGATGCAAATGAAGCCGTTAATGCAGTTATAGTATTAACCGTTGGTACACTTGCAGTAGTAGCAGATAATGAATAATTAATATTTTGTGTTGTCGTTGCTTCACTACCACCGAATGGAAAATAGTATGACATTATACGCCACCTCCGCATATACCTGCGAGTGAAGAACTTGATAGAGATGTCACGGAATATACAGAGTTTTGTCCATTTTCTACGTGTGTTCCCACGATAGCAGGGAAGGTTACCAATCCAGATAATGCCGATGCGAGTGTATCAGTACACGTATTATTTACATATAGTGGGAAGTTTGCACCAAAGTTTGCATCAACATATGCTTGTGACGCACCAGTTGTCGTATAGTATGTGGTTGGATTAAATGCGTTAGTACTAAAGTCACAAGAGTAGTTACCAAATACTTCATATGCTGCATATAGGTTAACCGTCCAACAATTAGTTGGTGCAGGTGTACTACATGATGCTCCCATTCTAGTTGCATCATGCCATGAACTGGATATAAGATATACACTGTCACCCCGAGGACCAGTGACCCCACGTGCGCCTTGTGGTCCCTTTGGTCCGGTTAACGATGCATTGGTTCCTGCCGCTCCCGCTGAGCCTGTTATGTTAAGTGCCAGACTCGCGGTGTTCACTGTGGTTACAGATATTGCAGCAAAATTAGCAATAAATGAACCAGTTTTTGCTATACTAGAACTTACTGCAAATCCAAGTTCGTTTGCTGAAATATTATTAGGATAGAATTGCATATGTTATATAAATTATGGTTTACCAACTACGGAAGAGACACCACCAGCAGAACCACCAATCCCTTGCAGTCCAATATCACCAGTCAACCCAGGAGTAAAACTACACGTACCGTTTACTCCATTTACACCACGTACTCCATTTACCGCCACAGACGCACTTAAAACTCTTACGCCATAACTTGCGGATGCGGCATAATTTGATATAGAAGCAGTAGTTGCAGCGGAGGGGTTATATATTTGATTTAGTGAACTGGACCCAAATGGATAAAAACGCATATTAATCTTCTAATGTGTAAATGGTAAGTGAAGAATTTAATGAACCAGAATATACAGTTGTCACATCAGATAAATTTTCTAGAATATAACTTGTTCGATTAACACCAGGAATATAGTTAGGGTCTTCCCATGTGTATGCTTCTAATACAGGTACCAATGGATAATTAAAACTTGCTGAATCGAACATCATGTCTGCAATTAACTTTGACCCAGAATTCGGTGCCGTTCCAAATAAACGGGTTTGTTCTGCTAATGGTACATCAGATATATCGGTAGAGTATAATCGTAATCTACTTGCAAAGTCAGTTATATTTTCTACCGTGAACCCAGTAAACCATCCGTATCCTGGGCATGTTAGTGGATCTTGATAGTACGCCCCAGCGCATTCTGGAGAGAATCCGTATCCATTTGGATATGATGCATCTATAAATGGTGCAATCATTATAGATGAAGTTCCCGTACCAATAGGGAATTCTGCGGAGGCGTATTCCCATTTACCTGATGTTCCACTACTTGTTGCATACAAATATGGGTATATAGGATTACCGCCTGAATCCGTAGGTAACATAATATATCCACATCCCGCAACAGGATTTTGTGTAGTGTTAGTACACCAATGCCATCCAGATGCTCTATAGGTTTCACCCGCATCTACCGGTAGAAGATAGAAACTACTATTTTTCCATAATGTTCCTGTGCGTGTTGCTATCTTTGCCGCATAGAGTGTGGAATCCACAGGAATTTCTGGAAACTGTTGCGTGACATTCGCATCAATTGTATGTAGTTCGCCTGTTAATTCTCTACCGTAATAAAATTCCCACCCATTTCCATCATTACTACTACCCAGAACCCATTGTTGGTCTGGGTTGAAATTATAGGTACTCTTTGCATTAAGAATTGCAAAACTCTTTGGAGTGTGGAAACTTCCACTTACTCCGTAGAACGACCCCGAGGTAAGAGGAACTTGTGACCCACTAAAAATAATCACTTCTTTGTTTGCTTCACTATCACCGATATCACTTAGTGTAAATGAGGTCAATGTAATACTTTGTTCAAATCCCGACCCACTCATGTTATACCATACTAAACCCCCACTTACTGCGTGACCAATCACAGGAGGAGTAAAGGTAAGGGTGTCCGTGGTGGTCAAATTAATATCCGCAATCAATCCAACCGATTGAGAAAGGTTGAAATTTCCAGGCGCACGATTAGCGTCAATAATCATACTAGTTTCGTCGGTATATAATCGAATCCGTACTGGTGGATTTTGAAGTAATTTTGCGTCTAATAACACAAACGCTCCACCCATATTCTGGATGGAGGAACTTGCAATTGGAGTACCACTACCTTTGGTGATGGTAGTTTGTACTCGTTGATTTAAATTTCGAGAAAATTGATTAATAAATCCCATACCGTAATTTACCCCCAAAATGTACTACTATAAATATCTAGATAACAATAAATTACGTTATTTATCCCACTTAGCTTTGGGGCAAGCTTCTTGGCCTGGGAGTGGACTATATATTTTTTTCAGGATGGGGCATCCACATGCTCCACACGCGTAAGTCCTAACTAAAGTTTTAAATTCTCTATGTTCACAGGTATCGCATATTTGGGCACGGTGTTCTGCAATTTCTTGTTGTTCTGGGGTGGGGTTCGCTGCCCTGTGCCACGCAATTATAATTTCCGATATGTTAGGTATTTTCACATAACCCTCTATCTACTTTGTATACTCAAATGGATAATTCAAAAACTTGTAATCATCATAAAACATATTTTCTACTACTTCAACAAATTCTCTATTGGTGAACTCCAGATGGGATAACAGTTCTTTATTAGACTCATTTGTTCTGGTCAATAAATTCACATCGTACCCTAACTTTTCAGTAATCCAATCATTAAAATCATGTATGGATTCATATTTAAACCAAGTTACTTTTGGATTATACATGAAATAAATTTGTAGATGAAAAAACGCTATACTCATTGTTGGGTCCGCTTCCAAAATCAAATCACGAATATCGGCAGACGTGTTACAATTTTTACCAAAATGTTTCTGTAAAAACTCTATACACGATGACGTAGATTCTAAGAAAGGAACTTTAAAATTGTGTTCCAATGATAACAATTTTAATTGATGTAAACCCGATACAAATCTAGTGAACGGATGACGTACTACAGTAACACCAGAAAGTTTTTGGTTATATAATTCACATAAACTTACATATGAATAATGCATATGTAATGTTCCTTTAGCTGGGTCATGTGTTTGACAACGTAGAACATCATCTTTGTAGTATCTCAAAAACAATTCATTATAAGCGATAGTCGCCGTTCTCGGAACTTTTATCCAAAAATATTTTTCACCAGAAACCAATGATGTTAGAATCATGAACTATTACAAGCTCCGTATGTCCACGAACAAGCGCAAAAACCACCACCCTTAGTAGCAAATCCAGAACAATTGGATGGACAAGACCCTGTATAACAGTATGCTAATGCAAGGATAATTGTATTAGTTGTTGGGTTTGCTGTATAATATTCAGGCTTGTTTTCTGTTGACAATTCTGAGGGTGAGTCGGTGTATACATGAACAATAAATCTGACATATCCAACTTGGATATCGTCTGCACTTAATGCCTCCACAAATACCATGTACTTTTTAGTATCTAATTCTACTGGTGGCGAGAATGTTATTATATTAGTAGTAGTATCTAAACTTACCCAACTAGGAGGAATTCTAGTAATTCTTCCTGTTTGAAATTCCGCTATACTTAATCTAGCGACAGGTGCACTTCCTGCTACTTCTATGGCAAAAGTTTGTGTAGTTCCTTTTTGTACAAAAATTTTATCTGTTTCATTTAGTATATTTGGTTGTGTAAATATACCACCAAAGAAAAGACATTGTAGTAAACGGTTTGGAGTTGTTCCATATATTGCTTCGTTTCTAAACAATAAATCTTCTTTACTATGGTCAATAACAGCGGTTTGAATTTGTGCTGCTGTCATTGTTGTATTTTGTGTTACAAATTGCGCAACAACACCAGATACTATTGCCGCTGCTAAAGAAGTACCAGAGGATGTACCAATAGTACCATCACTTTGTGCACAAGATATGTCAATACCAGGCGCAGTGATATCTACTTCAGGCCCCCAGTTACTTCCAACACCAGTAGACCAATTAATTACTCTGTCATACGCGTCTGCTGCAGCTACACCAATAACTGTATCAAGACCAACTGGTGAATAGTTATCTGCCGCTTGTACTTGATTACCTGCTGCTGCCACAACCACTAACCCATTACTTTGTAGTTCTGCGATTTTCGTATCAAGTACTTGACTCTTAGCAATTACCCAAGAACAGTTAACAACCTTCACCGTTGATGGTGTTGATAAGTGGTCAGTAAGTATAGTATCAAATGCTTGTAATAATGTAGTGTTAGTAACTCCCGCACCGTATGGTATTTTCACTACTTTTATTGTGGAATCTTTAACAACACCTAGTGTGTTTCCAACAATAACACTAGCCATCGCGGTACCATGCCCCAGTGAATCGGTAAACGTTCCATCATAACTCCAAAGATTCACCACATTCGCACCAGATAACTCCGGGTGTGTGGTATCAACTCCTGTATCAACAAGATATACTACGGACCCGTTTCCCGTATTTTTAGGTAAGTACATAGGTCTGATGGGTAATGCTGCAGTGTTTATTCTACGAAGATGCCAATCGTCACACGGTTCCATCGTCATTTCTTGTTCTAGTTCAAACGATAATACACCGTCTATAGAAGAAAATGATGTATCCGATGCGGTAAGATTAATCACTCCGATAGATTCAAATATATCATTCACTACGACCCCTGTTCCTTCTAGTGTAGAACGTAGTGTATTTAAATCTATACTTTTGTTGTAAATTACATTATATTTCATATTATACTCTGTTATATGACGATTCCTGCCTCTTTAATACCCCACTGCCGTTCCATACAAAAATAACATCCACCGCAAGGTGTATCAGAAACTCCACACGAAACAGTTATTTTTAATAACTCCAAAATATTCAATCTTTTGTATTCTTGTATAATAACATCTTTTGGTATATCAATAAATGGTCGTAAATGAAATTCATTTAGAGCGGGACCCCTTACTGGTGGTGTATCACCACTCAGATATACCGATGGTGTAAACTTATTATCTAACACCAAGTTACATCCAGTATATACATATCCTGGGTTGATTAAAAGAATGTTAGAAACCGCGTCTCTAATATATACCTTTGATATTACCTGTACTGGTATATTTTCATTGAAATAATTAGAAATCCATTCTGATACTTTAATGTACGCCTTTCCGAATGATACATTTCCTTGGTACCCTACCCACATATTGTAACACATAATTGGGACTGGGTTTTTTGTTTCCAACCGTTCTTGCATCAAAAGAAACAACAGTAAACTACTATCTACCCCACCAGAAAACAATACATTAATATTTTTACAATCTTCAGGTATAGTTACTCTCATATTATAAATAGTATTTATAACCCCATTTCCTTCCGAATTTGGGTTGCGCTAATGGACTCAATTTGAGGGTCTAAGTCAATTTTTTCTACCTTATACCCCACATCCCGACCATAATATACACCCGTAATATTTGGTAGTACGTGAATCGTGTACTTTCCGTAATAATCTGCTTCCAAGTCGTGATGGATGTTAGTGACCACAGTTTCGGCATCAAGAGGGTCTTTATCGCTGGTTCCTTGTGTGTCACGGATTACTATACAGACTTGACCCTCTTTCTCTAAAATCCTCTCAAAAAGAGTACGATGCCCCTTGTGCCACGGTTGAAACCGTCCAATCATCAACCCCGTGGGTGATTTAGAATTAAATTGCATACTCGTTGTGCCTCCTCTTGCACGGGATTAAATTGGGTAATTCTATAGTGATATTCTTGTTCGGTCGGTATTTTCCACGCCTTGTTAGTATCTTCGTAACGACCAACCATAATAGTATCCATCCATACAGCAAAATGTGGTTCGTAAATAGCTCTCAATTCGGAGGTTGGGGCAACAAAATCTGCAACCACATACTGAGTATGGTTATTTACCAATAAGTCATCCGCCATCGTTCTCATACGTGTTGCTTGTCGTTCTCTACCAGTTGGACTAAAATCCCAATCGTCAAACGTCTTACGAATAGTATCCGCGTTTAAGTGTCCCGTATTAGGTAATAACTTAACTAGTTCTTGTGCTAACGTAGTCTTTCCAGAACCAGGCAATCCAAATAGTAAAATTCTCATACTAATTTTTTTTATTCCAACTTATTTCCCAATCTTTAAAGTCTGCCGCTAAACAATCAACTTTATAATCTTTTCTTCCCCCAACAACTTCTTGAATGACATTCTTTGCTGTATTACGGATACCGTTGAGTCCGTGGGTAAGTTCTAGGTTATTACCATCTTTTATACCTCTACGATAATTTGATTCATTATGCCAAATATGAAGATTCATCTGAGATACTACTACTATAGCACGAATTGTTTCTGCTGTTATTTGTCCTGAGGTTTCGTCTAAAATTAATTGTATATCATGTACAATATCTTGAATTTCTTGCGAATACTCATTTTTATATTCTGGGATGAATACTTCTTTAAGTTGGACGATACTTAATCTGTCCACTAGGTCGCCTAGTGTATGTAAATATTTTCTTTGTGTCATGATGGTAAACCTCTTTGTTTGTTGTTATGTTCAATTCCGTATGGTATATACTTGTACCACACTCGTTCATGTATAAAGTATATAACTGGTTTAATTATTAACTCTATGAGCCCTACCGCAGATGATATATACACATTACCAGTTAATATGTATCCTATTATTATAGTTTGTAAACTTCCTAATAACCGATAGGACATTGCTTTTGCTATGTGTCGCTTTATATGAACCGTCATTATAATACCTTTATATTATATTTGTTCTGGAACATTTTTGCATCATCTATCGTATTCACAATTGGCTTACCTTTAATATTCAAACTAGTGTTTAGTAACATAGGACATCCAGTCTCTTCATACCAAACTTTCAGTAATTGATAGTATCCTGGATTATCTTGCTCTGTTACCGTCTGTACTCGCGAGGTTCCATCTATATGAATAATTGCAGGAAATTCGTCTGGTCGTTTACACGTTGCAACAAATTGCATGTATGGACTATATGGTGTTACGATATGGAAATAATCATGTACGTGTTCTTGTAAGATAGACGGGGCGAACGGACGGAATTTTTGTCTACGTTTAATTTCATTTACTTTATCCTTGACTCCAGTACCACGTGGGTCTGCTAATAAACTACGATTACCCAACGCTCTAGGACCGAATTCCGCTTTCCCGTTCGCTACACCTACTATTTTAACATTTTTTAACTCAGAAGTCAATCCCTCTATTGGATATTCTCCTTTTATATCATATCCTAAAAACGGTGATATAAATGATATATGTTCGTTTGTATATCCCAACACAGCACCTAAACTATTTCCGGCATCACCTGGGTTTGGCATAATCCAGACACGTTCAAAATACTGAAAGGCGATGCTGTTAGCGACACAATTCAAGGCACACCCACCGCCTAGCACTAAGTTTTTACTTCCTGTGAGTTTCTTGGCTTCATCCAGTAAATCATGGAACATCATTTCATAGATGAATTGTGTGGCGGCAGCAATATCATATTTGTCCTGTTCCGTGTTTAATTCAGGACGCCACCACATACATCCCCGATGAAGATTATGATTCAACTTCAACATATGTTTACTGTCAAAGAAATCCTCTAACATCGTAGGTGCATATTTAAATGGGTCGCCATATGCCGCCATACCCATGAGAATGTATTCTTCTTCGTTTGGTTTCAATCCTACACGTTGCGTCATGGCAGAATACCATAATCCCAAACTATGAGGATATTTAATGGAAAACTTCTTTTCCAACTTGGTTCCCTTTCCATACCAAATGGTTGTGGTATCAAACTCACCAATGGCATCAATCACCAAGATGGCGGCTTCATCAAAGTTAGAGGTGTAGTATCCTCCTGCTGCATGACTGTGATGATGACCTACAGTAGTAAATGGTGCGGAGATGTTATATTGATTTAGATATTTTCTAACATTATTGGATATCCACCCCTGACCAGACCGTAGTTGTCGTAATGATTTTAACCATGGTGTTTCATACCATACAACTAAATCTGGCTCTCCATATCTTTTTGCATCAATAACAATACCAGAATTTAAATGAGCATCATTCTTCACACCTGAGTATCTTTCGGATTGTGATGCAAACAAGATTTCTTTATCTTCAATCACCGTGATGGCAGCATCATGACTATTTGCTGAAATTCCCCAAATTACCACTGTCTGGGTTCTCCCAAATATAGCATGTCGTATGTTTCTGGTGTATTATTGTTTACTAAATATTTGTGTTCGTGTAATATCATCTGGAATAACCGTTCTGCAATAAGTTCGTAACCATTTTCGTTTGGGTGACCACAAAACGCAGAATACTTTGCGTAATCATTTCTATCTAACACACTATTATATTCTGGATATAGTGTTTTGTATGCAAAGTTTAAGCTGTTGGTGCTCTTTGTTAGTAAATCTAAATCTCTTCCTTCACTATTACTCGTATTAATATATAAAAACTTGTAATTTGATAGTTCACATATTGTTTTTATTATATTAACATAAAAATACATCTCTAGTATCATATCTTTATTAAAGTTATCTCCAAGAAAATTTAGATAACTGTTATAGAAGATATGATTTACATCTGTCGGATTTTTACTTCCTGGTAGTACACTGCGAATTTTACCATCTTTATAAAAACTTATCCTACCAGAAAATGTAAGCATCCATATTACTAATACATCGTACTCGTCTGAAATCTTTTTTGTTGAGAATATCTCTGTCCATCGTTTAACATTTTCAGAATTAGAAGCTGCCCCATGCCCTAGGTTCCACAAACAATCATATTGTAATTTTTTTTGTAGTTTAGCTGGCCAACCTAATGTATGAAATCTGTCTACACTTGAATTGTAAACCAACCCCTCGTCGTATATAGGTTTACCATTTGTATCTAATAACAGTGGGTCATAACAACCCACTCCCTCAGTAAACGAACATCCTAGTGTTATTAGAAGTTTCTTTTTCATACAAAATATAATTGTGGATATTCTACGAGTATATGTATGCCACCGTTTTCTATAGCAGATTGGTATGCAGGTTTTATTTTTGTTACATCTGATAAATTGTGGAACGTTATGTTTTTACACATAGAAGAAAATTCTGTGAGGTAGTCGTTTTTGTGTTGGTGTCCTGGGTCAAGTGGTACATCACTACCCTTTCCTAAACGAATTAATATATTAACTTTTTTACCGGTCATTAACTCATACTTATCAACATGATTTACCAATTGATTTGTTGCGGAAACTATAAAATCCCAACGTGGGTAAAAAGAAACTACAGTTTTTCCAGTTATAGCTAACCCCAACGTCATTCCCATTTGTGTTTCTTCCATAACGGGAACTTCTATCATTTTTTCTTTGGGTACATTACCTAGTGTAGTACTCATAGGATTACCGGCATATACTATCTGTTGTCCGATAAATATAGTATTTTCGTCTTGTGCTAACGTTGTCATTATGTCCGTTAAAGAATCTTTATAAGGACTCATGCTCGGTTTACTCATATTACACCTTTTCCATTTTTTTGATAATTGAATTCGCTATGACTTGATGACATTTTAGTGACGGATGCATATCTTTCGGTGTATCAACAAATTCTTCATAATCATACATGATGACCATTTCCTTGTGTTGATTCATTAGCTCAGTTATTGAATCAAAGTGTGTATCTTTATAAGAAAATTGTATAAACCTTTCATTCATAAATTCATCATTTTTTATTAATGATACATATGCGTCAGGCCAAGTCATAACATATGTTTTTACTCCATTTTGTTCAACAAATTGTAGAAAATCTTTTACATCTTGAAAATTTGATTCAACCATAAATTGTTCAAACTCATCAATAGTAATACCATTTTCTAATAAAAACTTGTCAAATATAGAAGAGATTTTAGTGTCATGTTTATGGTTATTGTTCAATAACTCATATCGTGTACCATCTACAGTTATATAAAATCTTTTGCGCGACCATTCGGTCATTTGAAAAACTATGTGTGAAAAGTCGCTGAATTCGCACGGAGCGTATGTACCACCAAAGTTTGAACTGTTTGGTATGTTCAGTACATCATCAATAAACCATCTAATTATTGTTTGATTAGTTCCTCCATTACTCGGTACTGCCATATCAAATGTGTTAAAATGATTGGCTACCGTTCTACTAAACCTTACTGACTCTGCGTATTTTACATGACTTGGTTTAACTAATAATGAATCATAACGACAATATTCTGGTTCTCGTAACGAATCTAAGTTACTATAGAAATATAATCCTTGTCCCCACGTGAAAGAACATCCTAAAAATGCAATACCTTGAACTTTGCGTTTTTCTAATGGAGATTTTTTCCATGGATAATCATTCGCTACTCTCCAATTTCTTTTTTCTAAAAGCCATGGATAGTGTGGGTGGTCTTTAGTAACATGGACATTATAAGATTGTTTTATGAAATTAGACTTGTCTATGTTCAAATTAATTTTTTCGGATTCCACTTTATCTTTCCAATTACTCATTTACAGTATCCCCCATAACATATCTACCATAATTTATTTTACTCCACACTCTTTCAAAAAAATAAAATACAAAAAATCCAGTACTATTCATCAACAATGCTTTTTGTAAATTTGTGTTACCAATACCAATTGATAATATTATCCACGAATTAAATACTGCTACGATACGCCACGTAACTGTTTTTAACATTGTTCTTTTTTTATCTTCCCTAATATCCTGTGTCATGGATTATAGATTTGTAAAATTTCTATTATTATGAATAATAACAAATTTGTATGCATTTATCAACTGTTGTATCCCATAATCTAAATCATATATCGGATACCAACCTAATCTCTCCAGTTTCTCATTAGATACTATATAATTTCGTTTATCAAAATCTTCTTTAAATTCATCCTGCTTTATAACTAACGAAGGTATATAGGTTTTAATCCGTTCTGCCAACTCTAACTTACTTAAATTTGCTGTAGACAATCCGACGTTGAACGCGTGTCCTTTACATTTTTCATAGTTTTCAATAACAAATTGAAAGGTACGTGCTATGTCTTGTACATGAATATAATTTCGTTTAAAGTGTCCTTCAAACAGAACCAGATATCCATCTACTACACTTTTATATACAAAGTCATTCACCAATAAATCTTGTCGCATCCGTGGTGATACACCGAAAACTGTGGCGAGACGTAATGATACTCCGTTACCATGAGCTAACATGGCGTTTTCCGCATCGCATTTTGTTTCTGCGTATAAAGATAGTGGTTTAAACGGACTATCCTCAGTAATAATCGTTTCCGATGACCCATACTGACTATTCGTATTGGGTAATATTAATTTTTGTTTATCAGTTATCACCGATAAAATATTTTGTATTTGACGATAATTCGTGTCTATTGTTAATTGCGGATTATTTTTACAAGCAGGCATTCCTACTATAGCTGCAAGTGGTATTATAATATCGTGAGCTTGTACCAGGTTTTGTAATAAGGTTACATCTCGAACATCTCCTAACACAAAATTAAAGGATGTGTGTTTAAATAAATGTAACAGTGATAATTGTTTATACATTAAGTTATCTAGAACTGTTACTGAGTATCCTTGTGTTAACAAATGTTCGGTTATTGTTGACCCTAAATATCCTGCGCCACCTGTAATCAATACTTTTTTCATGGAAGTATTATGGTGTTGAATCTGGGTTGTATAAATGTTTGTTGGATTTATACCAGTCTATAGTCTCTTTCAATGCTTCCTTTAACTCACGTTTAGGTACCCACCCTAACGCATTTACCTTTTTACTTGATAATTTTCGTATCGGAATCATCGGAGCTTTATTATTCACGTAAGAAATTGGATTTTCATTATTTTCAAGTTCCTTCAACCATTGTAGTACTTCATTTACCGAATAAGCTTGACCATAAGCAACGTTATAAATGTCGTACTTATCACACTTCTCCATGATATAGATGAATCCCTCTGCCATATCTTCTACGTGTAATAAGTCCCGAACCTCGGTTCCATCTCCCCATACGGGAATCGGATTGAGTTCATCCGCTACCTTTCTAATATTTGCGGGGGTTACGTGACATTTTTCGTAATCAAACTTGTCGTTTGGTCCGAATGCATTTGATGGCCGAACTATAATACACTGCATGGGGTTGTGTATTTGATTTGAGAAGAAATCACATAATAGTTCACAGTACCGTTTCATTCCACCTACACCCTTGTATACTGGAATTAATGGTGTGGAATGCACATCCATCCATTCTGCGCAGTCATCTTCTTGCATATCAGGATATACTGTGTTGGACGACACGTATAAAACTTTTTTGACCTTATTTTTCCAACTCTGTTCTAATAAGTTTACTGTCATCTCAATGTTAGGGGTAACATGAAGAAGTGGATTAAACTTAGTATCTAATGCGTTAGAAGTATTAGCTGCACAGTGTATTACTATGTCAACACCTTCGGTTACTTTTGAACAAAACTCTGCGTCACGAAGGTCACCTTTAAACGTTTCAATGTTTTGAGAACCTTTGAAGTCTCCTCGTAAATCTCTACTATGTACCGCTGCTCTAAGATTCATGTATCCTTTTTTAAAAAGTAACCGTAAAACATGAGAACCTATAAAACCACTAGCACCAGTAACTAAAATTTTATCATCAAACCTCATTGTTCCCCCTGCTGAAATTATGTAAAGAAGTAAGTATATTATTTCCAATAGACGTATCTATTAGTTGTTCTTTGAATTTATAATAATTTGTAAGTAATTTTTCACCGTGTCTATCATATAAATATTGAAACAATTCGTCATTCGTTTTAAATTGTGTCTGTAGATGTTTTAAGTATTCAATAGTTCGTATAACCGATACCGTCATTTCATCTCTGTTGGGAGTTTTGAAATCATAGAACTCCATATTTAAAAACCAAAATCCCAAATTTTTTAGATATATGAATAAATCATCTGGTCCGTGCCACATGAAGAATATGTTTTCTTTACCAAAGATAATTGCTTTTATAGTTTTTTCACTAAGACTAGCTCTTGGTGAATCTTCATGTGGAGCAAAACTTTCAAAAATCAAATTACATACACTTGTGGCATAGTCAGAATATCCAGATATATGATTTGTAACCCATAGTCCTAAAAAATTATAAGGCTCTAAAATCTCTGGGTGTAATATATGGTTATTTTCATAGATTGTCAAGTCCGTATCTAATAATTCTTTTAATTTGTTTACTACCTCATTACGTATTGTTGACTTTTTACATGGTAAGGAACGTACAACATCATTAATGTATTGTGTCCGGTGGTACACACCCACTAGACTACGTTTTGTTTTTGTATTCTGATAAAAGTTAATGTAATTAAATCCTAACTGATAGTACAAAAACTTTGGCCCCATAAATTTATCTATGAATAGGTTTTTGTGTTCAAATGATATGTTGGTAGTTCCTGTTACATAAAAATTACCTTCATCTAAAAATTTTTGTAACATTTCATCAGAAATACGTGTGACCAACGCTTCACCCGGACTAAACAGTACTATAGTATCATATGTATTTCTTATACGTTGATACTCGGTATCTGACTCTATGCATGAGTGAATATACTGTGTGTCGTGGGCGGCAAACACCTTGATATCACAATCATCTTCAAGTTCCTTTGCCGAAAATAAATACGTATTGTCTCTGTACTGTATTTCACACCCTAAATATTCTGTAGATATTTCTTTTACTTTTCCTGCTTGTAAAGTATGTAGAAAATAAAAAATATCATTATATCCAGATGGACCTTTACCACTAAATCGTATACCTATTTTCATATATGTTGTGTATTATTGTTGTTTATCCTTTTCGTAAAGGAAGAATATAGATGATAATCGTTTAAAACCATTTTTTACCATATTGACCGAATGCATTGGGTCATTTGCAGTAAAGTCCATCATACTAAATGTACTAAATACTGGTTTGGTTTCTATACGTTTTCCCGAGTTTGTTATAGAAATCAATTCTCCACCACCGTTGTTATAATCTTTTTCGTCAGATAAATAGAATATCAAAACACAAACTCTACCTGGATTTTTACCATCTCTGTGTTCACTTATAAAGTGCCCATCTTCGTATAACATGAACATAGGTTTTTCTGGATAGTGTATTTCCATATGTGGGTAGAAAAATTCTACTATTCTCTTATATACTTCCATAACAAACTTAACATCTTCGTGTTGTGGTGGTACTGTATCATGACCAAATTCAAGAAATATTTGTTGAACAAATCTATTGTTTTCTTTTACAAATTTATCTCTTTCCGGAACTTCTGCTAAAGGTATCGCATGTTTCCACGGTATATCAGAGTTTATTTCTTCCGTAGTACGTTCATAGTCATATCTACACACTAAGCTATCGCGATTATGTACGATATAGTTTTGTAAATCTTTTGTAAGTCTCTCAAATATTTCTACTTCATCTTGTTTTATAAAGTTGAATATATTACCTACATATACTCCTTCATTAAATAAAACAGACCGTTCTGAGTCTGGTAGATTACCTAGAATAGTTTCCATGTTACTTTCTCCCCGTTATAAAATATTGTTGTTATGCATGTAAACTTTAATTGTTTCCTTAATTCCATCAGCAAGATTTGTACGTGGTAAAATATCGTATTTTTTTTGTTTATGCGAACCTAAACACCTGATTGCATCCCCGTTCATTTTTGTTGTATCCCATACAATCCGTTTGGTTTTTCCAGTAATATTCTTATATTGTTCTACTATAGTTTCTATAGTTTCTTTAATAGTTACTGCGTCACCACATCCAAAATTAATAACATCTCGTACTTCCTTTTTAACTACATCAATTGTTGCCTGCGCGACATCATCACCAAACACGAAATCTCTACGGGGAGAACCGTCACCCCAACATACCATCTCATCACCCTCAACATTGAATAATTTCCAAATGTTGGTACTGATAACGGTTGCGTCTGGTGCGAAATTATCATGCGTTCCATAAATGTTGGATGGGCGAAGCACGGTCCAATTATCCCATCCATATTGCACTTTAAGAGAATCTAATGTTAATTCACCCATACGTTTTGACCACCCAGGATGCCAATCATTTTTTGATGGTGTCGATGCCCATGTTTCTTCTCTATTCCACGTATCCTCTTCATTCATAATATCTGCGGGTTTGTACACACCAACAGATGAAAGATACACAAACCAACCGACCTTCGCATCAAACGCAGCCTTAATCATATTTGTGTTAAACATCAACATAGGAAACAAATAATCCGCAGGCATCGTAGAAGAACGTAATGGTGAACCCTTCACACCTGCAATATGTAAAACTATGTCTATAACACTTCCCTTAAACAGATTTTCACAGTTATGAAGGTACGTTAAGTCTGTTTGTATAAGTTTTAATCTATCGTCGGTTTCCGCAAGTTTGGTTAATTCTTCTGAAAATTTTAGGTCTACCGCGTATATAGTGCTTACACCTTCCTCTAAACACTTTTTTACAGTTGGGTGCCCCACAAGACCGTTTGCTCCAGTTACTAAAACCGTTTTTCCTCTGAATTCCATGTTATCCTCGTAATATAGTAGTTTTCATATTTTGTAGTGGAATATGAAATGGGTTATCATCTTTATATGTTACTAAATGATTTTTATTGTGTATCAGTATATTTCTCAATGAATAATATAATGTGTGTACTTCTCTTAGGTTCATTTTACTTAAACGTAGTAATTCTTCTTCAATAAGAGTTAATCTTCTCGACGAGTCAATGACAGTATCATATTCTTCATTAATGAACGGGTGAAATGTCTTGAATCCTAGTTCTCGTAGTTCCTTTAAAGAAAATGAATTGCCTATCACAATAAATGGTTGTAAGTTAGCAATCGGTCGGAATATTTTCTCTGTAAAACATACGTTAGGTTCTTGAAACGAAGTTTCTGTTACTATATGAATATAACTATCTTTATAGAGTTTCTTATTATTGTTATTTGTCGCAAATTCACCTTTTTCTTTTATGGATAAGTGATGTGTGTCTAATTCATAGGGTAATACTTGTAGTAACTCTGGTGCAATCATACCCGAGGGTACGTGTGGGAAAATGAAACTAAAATATCCCTCATCCAACAAGTTGTATTTTGCCAACATATTCAATAACCAAATTCTATGATTTCTTGCACTTCTATTAAATGATATAAACTTTTTACTTCGTAAAATAGAACTATCTAAATCACTGACATCCATATATTCTGACAGGTATCCCAACCCACCTATTTTTGGTGGATACCCTATTTCGTTAGCTACTTTTGTTAATGGTATGATTCCACGGTACATCTTTGCATCACACGTATCTATTTTACCACTACGAGCGGATATTATATGCACCCTGTCGGATTCTATACCATGTTGTTGTAAACTGTATGCGGTGTTTAGAACATCTTCTTCATATACAGGGTCATGTATAAGTGTAAGTAATAGGTATATTTTTTTCTTTTGTAGTAAGTCAATAATTTTATCTGGTAGTGACGCAATTACATTGTAAACATGAGTCTTGTTGTTAAATTCACATATAATGTCAGACCGTACACTTTCTAAGGTAGTTCTTACTTCTAAAGGAAAAATGTATATAAAATTTTCGTCTAAACTTGTTTCTATCTCATCTAGAAAAATGTTACTCTCTTCTCCGCATAGTTTTTGAAAATAATGATAAAAATCACCATGGTTAAATGGGAATCTACCTGTCTCATAATCTTCTATCGATGCGTCAGTATTTAGTTCTAAATTGTCCTTTAAAAAGCTTAGTAAATTTGGGTGTAATCCATTAGGTAATGGGTACTTAATACCAGACCGTTTATAGAAATGTGTGTAGATACTTTTAAATGGTAACTTACTTTGATAGTTCATAATCTATCTTTAGTTGTTCAAATATTGGTTCAAAACATTCGTACCCGTCATAATAGTAATATAGATGATTTCTATTGTACACCAATATATCCTTTATTGAGTAGTACCAATCATGTATTTCTTGTATAGATTTATTTTTTAACTTTGCTAGTTCTATTTCAATTTTTTTAAATCTTTTTTTCGGATTTTGTTCCATATCATAACTTTCATCTATAAATGGTTCAAATGTTTTAAATCCAAGTCGTTTTAATTCTTTCAACGACCCATAATCGCCTAGAAGTATAAATGGTTGATAGTTGGATATAGGTCTAAAAACTTTCTCAGATAAAAATACATCGGTACCAAAAAAGGTTTCCGTAACAATGTTAATGTACGTATTTATATACCATTCCTTTTTATTGTTTGACACCCCAAATCCAGATTTTTTTGATTCTGGTAAGTGTTGTGTATCCAATTCGTATGGTACTATAGATACTATTTTCGTTATATAATCCTCGTTGGGTTCTTCTATTACTTCGCGTATAATCGTTCTCAATGAATTTATTGGTAGTTTTTGAATAAATGAAAACAATCCATCTGTCAATAAGTTATACTTTACAGTCAAGTATGCCAACCCAGAACGGTGTGGTTTGTGCATCGTTCTATTACAGCATAAAAACTTATGCGGTCTAATAATATCTGATGACAAGTCAGTTTCTTCCACAAACTCCGACATATATCCCAACTGACCGATAGCTGGAAATTGTTTCATTGTAATAGAGCTTTGTTGAAGAAAAAGATGACCCGTGTACATTTTTATTTTACTGTCTGGGTGAATTTCATAATACTTATCAAACTTACATCCGGACAGAATGATTATGTTTTCCCCATCAATCCCTAACTCGTTCATTTTAAGTTCAAACGCTCGTATATTTACATCATCGTAATTTGGGTCATGAACCATATTTATTAAAATTTTTACCTTACCAGTTTTAAAATGTGGAAGTAATTCTACTGGTAGTATGTCTGTTAAACACCAACTATATGTTTCACTGTCTAGTATGAATGTATTTGTATGTACCAACGCTTCCAATGTATCCTTTATTTCTAATGGGTAGATATAAATAAAACCATCATCATATATTTCGTTAATCGGTACTATATTTTGAGGATAATTTCTAGTAAAATAATTTATAAGTTCTGAGTGGTCAAATTTTATAACTTTACGTTCGTTTCTATGTTGTAAAAATTCGGTATAGTCAATATTTAAATTATTTTTACGAATATGTTCTATAACCTGTTTTGCTGCGGGGTGTATCCCGTTACCAATTGGTCGTAGTGTATCACCAACAAAGTGCCAATCAGAGTATACTAATTTAAATTTTGAACCGTGTGTAGTTTTCATATATTTAATTTCCTACTATTTTTTTAGTTATGTTTCGGGTGTAGTAATTGTCATGATAAAAAATATCAAGTAATTCATAGTTCTTTACAAAATCTTTTGTACACATAAGATTAAAAATATAATCAGAGTACTCTGGACACGTACTTTCTATGTCTAAGTCATGACTTAACATTTCACGTATAAATGTTTCTATACCGAGAACTATCTTCTGTTTTTTGTTGAAGAAATGTGTGGACGTATCAATTTCTTCATTTATAAATGAGTCCGCCTTAATATCAACATATGTTCCTACACTATCGGTAAACACAGATTCAAAAAATATTATATTTTTTTGAAAGTTCGTGGTTGTAAAATTATAAAATCCTACTACGTCATGCAAACTTTTATTACCCTTAAATGTGATATACCTACCTTTGAATCTTAGTTGGTAGGTTTTTTCTAGATAATATTGTGTTGTACCTTGATACCCACTGTCCACCATTGAGATATTATTGGAAGCACCGACTATATCGTTAACATACTCACCATACTCATTCCTAATACGATTTGATTTTATTAAAATCTCTTCCAAATAGTAATCTATATTTGGAATCTGGTTCACCGTGTCTATTAAATAATCCTGCTCAATACGTGGGCATATACCAAATCTATCACGCAATAAACTAGATAGAGTTCCGTGATATCTATGTAATTTAAATGTATCGTAGATATCACGTTCTGTTTTAAATGACGCCAACGATGAAATTTTTCTTGATGTTTTGAAATAAACTGATTGAGGTAACGTATATTTCTCTTGAAAAATCTTATATATTTTTTCTAAGAAAAATCCTTCTCTGGAATTAAACAACACCTTATCTGAATATTTTACTTCGTTCATCAACCATACAAAAAAATTAAATAACAATGGTCCAAAATAAATGTACCCTAATTCCTCAAAAGAATTAGGATACTGCCAACTTTTATTTTTTAATAATAATTTTATCTGACGTTCTATGGTGTTCATATTCTACCTTAAATGTTGGTATCCCCAACGATAACCACAAATCAACTATTTCTTCCTTGTCTTCAAATGCGCAAAAAACTTTATCGTCAATAATCGTGTCATACATTTTCTTTTTTAATTCTACAGCAGGTATTTTGTGTTCTTCAACACTTCGCATGTGTAACGAATCATACGGTATTTCATACTTACGTAACCAAGTTTCTGTAGCATTTCGCGTTATTTCTGGTCTAGAAGTAAAGATTACTATTCTAAAGTTTTTATCTTTATATCGGCGTACATTATTTATCGTTTCCCAAATAGGTTCGTCAGTAATAATATTTTCATACGCATAAAAAATATCCCAATCCAATTTACCATTAATATCCGTGGCAATGTGTTGTCTCTTTTCATGAATACAAAGAGTACTATCAATATCAACTATGATAATCATATTCTAACACCTTGCTTTTCATAACTTACCGGTATCTTTATTCCAGTGTTACATCCGTTACAATTGTCACAAAATGTTATGTATCCTAACCCTGTGTATCCTAAATCAAATTTTATAAGAGCCTCGCTCGTTGTAGACTCTAAATCTATGTAATCATTTGAACTTAATGGGAATAACTTTGTTAATACCGCACTAGTATTAAGATGACAATAATAAAACTTACCATTATTTAATCCTCTAAATGGAGCAGTACAACTATCAAAATGTTGTATCAGTTCGTTTTCTTCTAAATGTTTTTTTATCCGTAAATCACCAAAATCATACCATTCAATATTACTTCTAACATAATGTCGTATATTATTGAGTTCGTAGTATTCTATTGTTTTAGTTATCTTAGCGCGTAACTTGGGTAACTTATCCGAGTAGTTACTTACACTTAAGATAATATTACTATTTTGTAGTAATTGTATTGTTGTATCTTTTGGAGTTGCAGTACCATTAGTTGTGATTATAAATTTATCTATTCTCTCTACATAATTACGTGTGATATGCGTAATTATATCATCTATATTAGGATATAAAAATGGTTCTCCACCAACTAAATGAAGTATACTAACATAATCAACTTTCTGAAAGAATAAATCTACATCGTTTATTATAGTATTAACACTTCGGTGACTAGGTGCTTCATAGTGTGGAATAAACATATTACAATGCGAACAGTTTAAATTACATTTTTCTGTGACCAGTATATCTGTTTGGAATATATGTGTTTTTTTCTCGTACTCAAATGGCCAAATGGAAGCTATATTTTTATACCAAGTATATTTTATGTTTTTTGATTGTAGGTATTGCTTATATTGGTTCCTAAATTCATCTGATGTGATTATGACTTTCGTATCAACCTCATCAAAGTTGTCTATGTGTACTAATTTTAAATTTTTTCTATTGTTATCTACTTGCTTTGACTGCCTATAAAACGAACTTATTTGATTAATATTACTTACAGTAGTTGTATCTTTTATGTCATGGTCAACGATATATTTTATTTTTAAGCATCCCTCACCCAATAAAATATCCAAACTTCGTATAAACTGAACACATTCTTTACTTGCTCCAAACAAAACATATTCCGAGTTTATATCCCATTCAGATATAAACTTTTTAAAATTATGTTCTTGGTCATTATACTTCATATATCTAAAACGCTATCCATTTACCGGTACCATAATGTGGATACTTTGATTTGTACGTGTAATGTATTACATCATCAGGAATAGTTCTTTTTTTATTCCATGTAGCTTCCGTAGGTGTATACGTAGATACTGCATTATCTTCCACAACAAAGTATAATGGTAACTCAAAGTTTCTTGCATATTTATGAACCTCATAAAATATACCACTCTCAAAACTCATATCACCAATAAAACACCAAACTTTTTGTGTGCTATTGTTTTCTTTTAGTCCCATTGCAACACCTAACGCTATAGACAACGTACCACCAACTATTGCAGAGGAATAAAATTGATTGTCTATATCACAAATTGTTATAGATTTTCCAGCTAAAATTTCATTTTCTAACCACGTTGGCGTTATTCCTTTCAGTAGTGCGTGATAATGTGACCGCCACGTAGAAAATACCCAGTCGTTGGGGGATATACGACTGAAAATCTCAATCAACTGCTGTTCATTCCCATCTGATAAATGGATTGGACCTCTAATTTTAGCATTTTCCCAATGTGATACAATTAAAGATTCAAATGTTTTTAAATCTTCGGCGGTATAAGATATACTTCGTATTATTGGATATCTCTCTAAGTTTTTAACCATCTGCATCTCTCTTTTGTAGTACGGGCGACGATGTAGGCCAGTCCATATTAAATCTTGAATCATTCCACTTAATTACAGATTGTCTGTCTACGTCCACAAAGTCACCTTCATAAAATAAATTATAACTAAATATGCAATCCGTTAATGCAAAATGCCCATTCGCAAACCCAGGTGGAATTAATACTTGCATCTTATTTGCTTCAGATATTATATAGGACTCCCACTTTCCATAAGTTAATGAATCTTCTCTAACATCCAAAACAACCAAGTATATATGACCAACAATAGCTTGAACCAGTTTCCATGTTTTGTTATCATAATGTAATCCACGTAGTACACCTTTATATGACCGTGAATGTCTATTGTGTACGGTTACATCTTTCATATAATTGATATATTGATTAACGGGATGATACTTTGTATGATAACTTGTCCATATTTCCCCACGAAATTCCTGATAAGATGTTGGAGAAAACATTGGAACTTGGTCACCGAACACTATTGATGGTTTTACATCAAACTCATTCCATCGGGTATGTTTATAGTTCATTGTGTAACTCTACTGTATAGATATTCTATTAATTTTATACTTTCTTTTTCTTGCTCATATAATACTTGTATCACTTCTCTGTTGTGAAGTAAAATATCTTCCATCTCCCAATACCACTTATGTAAATCTTCTAAATTCATAGAACACAAACGTTTTATTTCTGTGTATATCATTTGTGCTCTTTTTCTATCGTCTAATTCCACATCATAACTTTCATCAATCCACGGAAAAAATGTTTTAAATCCTAGTTCTCGTAAAAGTGTTAGTGTATTCGGAGGACCAAAGAATATAAGTGGCATGAAATTGGCAAGAGGTTTGAATACCTTTTCTGTTATTGCTTTATACGGTGTGTCTGTTACTGTTTCCGTACATAGGTATACATACGATTCTTTGTGCGCTTGACCATCCCACGGGGTCCAACCATGTATACTATGATAATTCTTATCTTCTTCTTGCTCACTTTGAAGAAAATGTGGAATACCTACAGTTTCATACAGAGTACGAACGGCGTCTATATTATTTTCAAGTCCGTATCGTTCTGCTACCCTACGAACCGTGTTTTCTTCAAATTGATGTTCTTCTAGACATGACCAATCTATTTTATCTAGTAAACCATCGGATACAAACTTATACAATAATGCCATACGATGGTCACGCCGTCTACGAATTTTGAATAACAAGTGGTTTTTTCGTAACTTTAAAGCGGATTGTTTAAATTCATGCGTGCTTACTACTGCTTGTCCATTTGATTGAATATGATGTTTATAATGATAAGATGAGTTTGTGGTCATAAATGGCCAGTTCCAGACTTCCAATCGTCTGTATTCTGGTTTATACCACGATTCATAAACTTCCTTAGCATTAAAGCTGTTGAATGCTAATATGATGTTTTTTGCAGGTATGTATGAAAACTCTAGGGCAGCATGTAAACGGTCATAATCCATTTTTTCAATAGAGTTTTCTTGAGCGTAATCTAAAAAGATTATAGCTTTTCCACTCCGAGCGTCAGCCAATGCCTCTGCGGACATATGCTTCCAAAAATATTCTCCGTTTAATCTAGGACAATCGGATATATTGTATCCAGTAAATTTATCAAAATGTGGCGGAACTTTTATGGGATAAATATATCGTTGGTATTTTGTTTTCCCTAAATATAATGATTCTTCAATAATATTAACCTTTGTTTCATACATTGCTGCTTTCATATGAGAACCATTATGTCTAAGACTATTTGGCCATAATCCTAACGCATTTCCATACACATGAGGTACCGCGGTTTCATATTTATCATTTTTTACTAACTTTTCTTCAAAAAAACTGTTCATACTAAGTCTGTTATCGTACATAGTATGTAAATAATTTACGATTCCATATTCCAGCATTAGAGCATTTGGTAATATAAAATTCGGGAAAACGTAGTCATATAAAAATGGAATAGAAAGTTTTGTTACCATACCTGTACCTCATCTTTACCCCATCGCTCCAACTGTCTTTCAGAGTATACGTGTCCTTGCTTTGAATGACTTGCCCATATAATTTGATTTTTCTCTGTGTTTATAAACTGTTTGGACGTTTCCGTATAATATTTTGGAAAATACTCCATAACATAATTTTCTGCCATATCAATTGTTGGATGATGGTCGTGTGGTTCATCATCAAATTTATAATAATCATCATCATTATATCGTTGTTTCATCCACTCATCCATTGACCAAGTAATGTCTAAGACACTATAAAACTTCTCAGCAAAATGTAAAGCTATTTCTGTTTGTAAAAATCTGGATGGGTGTTTTATGAAATGTGAGTTATCTATCGCTAAATGAATTTTATACTCACATCCTATATGAGTTAATAATTCTTTTATAGTCTTAGCGGCTATATATGAGTTTGTTGCACCTAAATCTTCTGTCCATATTCCACTATCTAAAAACTTACCCATCGACGGATTTTGTGTACTGTGGTACCAACTTCTAATTTCTCCATGAGTATGTAAGGCGTTATTTTCATAATAAGTAAAACGTCCAAACCCAGTTAACATTACAAGTATAACATCATCTTTCGTAAATTTATACAAGTCGTTAGCTTGAATAAATTTTTGTAGTATGTAAAGGTTAGATGCCCCACCACGACCATAGTTTTTATAAAAATGAAAATTTTCGCCTATAACATCTGCCCAGGTAGGCCATCTATATTTAGTGTAACTACAACCAAATGCAAAACATCTTTTATTTTGCGTCATATTCCCCTCTTTCATAATGAGTTATGGCACCATCCCATAAAGTATCCACGATTGGCAAATCACGACGAACTTCTATTGTATTATACCAATCAACAAGAGATTGCGGAAATGTGGTTTTAAAATCTTTTCTTCTTCTAAAATCATATTGTGTATAAAAACTTTTAAAATCGTGATGTAAATATTGTTTATCATCTGATACGAAATTATGTCCTTTTTCTACAACTTCAATGTAATCAATTAATCTATCTATTTGACTTTTCTCCCCACTGTCCAACAAATCACTGGTGTATCTATAGTTACTATACCACGACACTAAATTATCTCTTACTGTCTTTTTTAGATGGTCTGGTAGCGCCAACGGACTCATAAATCCAGGCCAACGTAAAATATTAAAGTCAAGATGAGGTTTTACGTGTCCATATTTTTTCTTTAGTTCCATCATATCTTGAAGAAAATCTGTAATACTGAACAGACACAAACTATTAATTGTCATCATTATTGTTACTACACTTGCCTTACTACTAGCATTTTCTATAAAATAGATTAAATTATTTTTCCACTTTTGATAGTCTAGTCCGTCACGAATATATTCTGCTTGATTTCCATATGCTTCGTTACTAGTAAAAAGAAAAAATTCTTTGACAGGAAGTTCGTGTGTTAGTCTTACCAATTTATCTAATACGTCGCGTTCCATTCCCATGTTTGAATTAATCGCAAACCGCATATTAGTAGAATCATATTGCTTTACGGTTTCTACAAACTTCCAAAAGTTATGGCTAAGTAACGGTTCTCCCCCCGTAACTCTAACTTCTATTAGACTCTTAGACAATTCAGGCCACCACTCTAGGAACGCTTTGACATACGGATTGTCCTCTGAGTGTTTGCCGTAAGGTTCTGCCCAAGAGCCATCGGATTGATAGGCTCCTTTACTATCTGATATTAAACGCTGGTATGGACCAAATGTATTAATTTCTTTTGCCCAAGTTGTACTATATCCGGCATTACAATAACTACAAGCAAAATTACAAGTTCTGTCAAAACTAATTTCTACTGTTTTTAACAGTACATCTTCATCACCCGATAGGTTTTTCAACGAGGCAATCTCACCACCGTCATAAATCATACTTTTAAATACACGGTCAGAAATATTGTTTCTACCAATATCTTCTATCTTCCAACAGTAGGAACACTCTGCTGGTCTAGTCCCACTTAACATCATTTTTCTAACTTCTTTTTTATGGGCAGTGTTATGTATCGCGGATGGATTTGTTTTTATTTCCTCTACGTCAATAGGATGTGGTAGCGGAAGGTGACATGAACCGTTAAATCCATGCCCCAAGTAAATACTGGCGTTAAACCACTTCGCAGCACAAAATCCACGACCAATACTATTTAAATGTTTTTCTCGCCAATCTATTAAGTGTGGGTGGTCCATAATTAAACATTAAGTTTTGTTTTTTCTGCCGTGTCTCTACAGAACATAAAGAATCCTTCTAATTCTGGGAATGTACTCTTAAAATCTGTTCCTCTTCTACGGTCATATTCCATAATATAATTGTAAAAATTAATTCGTCCCTGAATATTTTCTGGTTTGTTCACTCCTAGTGAGTGTAACAACGTATAGTATAAACGTTCCATACGATGAATTTCGTAATCATAGAACCCCTTTGTTGCTAGTGGATACCAACCAGAATATTCTTGGTTTTTATACATGAAAGTAACTGTATCTCGTACATATTCATGTAGGAAGTTTTCTGTTAACACCCATGCCGCTAAAAATTGTGGGTGACGTAAATAGGGAATATCTACCGATAATGGTAATTGTCTATGGTCTGGGTGACTGTACTCTAACTTAAGTGCTAACATATCCTTTAAGAAGTCTGTATATGATGTTACTGAAAGGATGTTGTACGTACTCATAATTGTTACACGACTGTCTGGTATTTCTGCAAGTACTCTGTCCACGTTATTAAACCATTCATTATAATTTAATCCGAATCGGATATACTCTGCTTTTTTACCATGTGCCTCATTACTGGTAAACAACTTAAAATTCTTAACACTTTTATTATCTGCGATAATACACATCTTTTCAATAAATTTATCAATAATTTCTTTTGGTGCTCCCAAGTTAGAATTAACACTAAATTCTAATTGTGGTTGCGGATTATCAATCAAATAATCTAACATCTTAAAAGTATGTTTACTTAAGAGAGGCTCCCCACCAGTAATTCTAAATGTATGTAAATCATGTACTGCATCGGGCCACCATTTCCAGAATGCATCAATATATGGGTTTTCTTCGTTTTGAAGAATTGGTAATCCTGTGCCCGTCTTTAAGTGGTCAACACTATTAAATGAGAAACCAGGCAGATTATACGGACCATGTTGTTTAATTTCCTGCATCCATGTGGTAGAATATGACGGTGAACAGTACATACATTTAAAATTGCATGTAGTATCAAAGTCTACTTCTATATAGGATGGATTTATATTAGAATCCCATGGCATTTTTGCTATGGTGCTAATCTTATCCATTGCCCATGGTTCACTACTTTTTGTTATTCTATCACTGAATATATCCGACTGACCTTCTCTTATTTTTTCGTTCTGTGCATCTTCAACTCTCCAACAATAATCACATTCAGACGGACGTTTACCGTCCAACATTAATTTTCGTTGTTCTTTCTTAAATTGTGTATTATGAATAGCCGATGGATTATTTTTCAGTTCTTCTACTGGAATATGATGTGGCATAGGATGGTGACAACTGTGATTCGTTCCAGTTCCTAAATGTAGTGTTACTTGGTGCCATTTAGCCATACACAATGTAGGACTTATGACATCCAATTTTCTTTTAGCATTTATATAATGGTCTTTAATCATCGCTTGTATCCTAGTGTCATATATCTGTCAAAGTGTCCGCAACTTAATTGGCCGGTAAATATGATATCATCTATCGGATTATTTTTATTAAACTCATCCAAACTTTTGTTACAACGAATGTGTTCTGCACAGTCAAACAAATTATTACCTTGTAGTACTATTGGAGTACCTGCTGGTATTACTGACCACCATGACGTATATGATTCTTCCGTAATATGTTCTGTACTTGTGTTTATTATTAACTGCGGATTTACATAACTGTCAAATGTTTCCATTCCTCTCGCTAAAAACATTATTTTAGAATCACCGTTTGATAATGATTTTCCATATTCTATACATTTTGGGTCATTATCAATACTGTATACACGATTAATATTTGGAAAATTATCAACCATTAGTTGTGCCATCAATCCATACCAACCACCTAAAATATAGATTCTTCCGCGTGTATTTGGAAAATAATGTTGAACTGCATTTATTAACCACGCCTTACTTCTAATTTGACTGTCCCAAAAATTTTCTAGTAGTCTATGTTGTGTTTCTTGCTTTTCGTCACGTAGTACATTCATCCATGCTATTATTCTAGATGAATTTATTTGAATAGTATCTGATATGGTAGTCATATTATTTTAGTGGTAAATAAATGGGTCACGTTTCTTAAGTTCTTGTAACTTTCTTTTTGTCTTATACTTTGTCAAGTAGAGTAACAGTACATCTACTATTTTATCTAATAATTTCATAGTTTACCCTCACCGTACATTTCTTCAAAGTGTTGTTCTAACCAGTGCCAATCAACCGTATTACGAAGTGCTTCTGGATTCTTTTCGTGTTGTTGTGCGTATTCGTGACCGTCTTTCGCACCCTTCAGTACCCATTCAGCATTCTCACCTTCTGCAAACGCCAACCATCGTTGTAACCAGAGATGTGCATCGGTGGAATATTGTAATGTTAACTTCACCGTTTCACGGAACGCAGTTCTCCATGCTTCATACGGTGAAGTTGCAAAGTGTGCTTCACTTACTGTAAGTGGGATAGATACCGTTTTACTATATTGTGTGAAATCTAATCCGAAGTTCGCAGGAGTATTCAGTACAAGATTGGTATTATAACATACGATACCCATATGACCGTATTCTAATCGGTTACTCATATTTTTTGCTTGAAACACTACGTGTGCATCAGGAATAGCATGTACAGGATAGTTAAACGCCGTCACATCTGTGAGATAGTTTTTTCCTGTGATTACAAAGAATTGGCGAGCTTCTCCGGCTAAGTCCACACACCGATGGAACGCCTTTCTTCGTCCATCAATACCATCGATACGAATCGCCTTTGAATACAGGTTTGTTAGATGTGACCAATTCTTATCTGCATTTGCCTCACCATTACTGATGAAGAATACAGGAATGTCTGTTGCTCTTGGTTTACGAATAACAGATACAGTTCTGACGGCGGATTCTGGATTCACTTCCACAATCATCTTTTCTGACCATTTCCAAGGGTCATCACTTTCCTTCTTCATCTTTTCAATTATCTTCCTTTCTCCTGCCCACCCTGCAATGAATACTTGCTCTGCATCCTTACGAACGACAAAAAGTACAGGTCCGGTAATATGTTCCCACGTAACTCCGTTCACACACCGATACAGTTTCTTTTCTGCTAACGGTGTATCAACAATCTGTACGTAATCAAATACACTTAGTTCTTTTTCACCTGCCTGTGCCCATCCATCAGCGTCTTTGACTGTTTCCATATAATCGGTAAACCACCCAAGACTTCGGACCCACGGACGAGTTTCTACAACCCAATATTTCTTAAATAAATCACTATGTGCCAACCACGTTTCATTATTAACCATTTTTCTTTACCTTTTTTGTATGTCTCTTAATTCTTTGTTCTTCGTTTGTTCCAATACTTGGACCAAACGCCCACTGTCCAACGTGACGAACTTGGAAACTAAGATTCATATCAATCAGTATTTTATATCCAGCGTTTCGTAATTTATTTTGGAAGAAGAAATCTTCACCGTGCCATTCTTTATCTTTATATTCAAACGCAAAATACGGTGGGACAATTTTATTTAATACTTCTGTTTTCATCAACATACACCCCATACCCACACCTTCCACTTCTTGAAGTTCTTGGTCTGCTTCCAATGGTAACCAATTTTCCCAATTACCACGTTCTGGATATGCGACCGTTTGGAGTGGAACTGACCGTTTCATATAATTGGAACATACGATGTCTACATTATGTCCCATCAACCGCATTGCAGTAGTGCTTGGGAACATCATATCTGAGTCGAGCCATAGTGCGTAATCGGCTTTCATAGCTAATGCTTGTTGTGCCAATCGTTCCCGTTGAGTTAATAATATAGTACTTTGGTCATATACTACGTGTACATCAATTCCTGCCATTGTCGTAGTTTTTACCAATTCAACCAATGAAGCAGTAAATAAACTATATACTGATTCTCTACAAGGAATAAGGATTGCTAATTTAGTTGGTCTAGTTTGCCAAATACTCAAATCATAGATATTTTTCATAGTCCAGCGACCCCAGAGGCAAGAGCCGATGCTTGTGTGGTAATATCACGAATCATAGCTGTTATTTCGTATACTCGTTTTACAAACAGTTGATAATCCGCTAGAGGAAACTGCGTCACCGTATTCAACGTTTCAATACTGTATTTATCAAATATGAGTATTTCCATCGCCGCATGTCTTGCCCATTTTTCAATCATTGCAAATCGTGCGGTTTGTGGTTCGTTATTTAATAAATTCAATAAATGTTGTGGACTGTGCTGAGCCAATACGGTTTCTAGAAATGTAATACGTTCTGGCCATTCATTCTTTTCCTTCAGATATTGTAATTCATACAATAATTCACAAAGAACTTTTTTGTCATAACCAATAGAAACCCATCGGACATACCTTTCTTCGTAGTCCGATGGGTTAGTATTTACTGCTGCCAATAATGTTTCAAATGTTATTTCACTCATAAAATATAACCTCTTAGTTTATAACCATTTTTAAATATATATTAGACTATAATTTTTGTCAAGTCCCTATATTAATATATATTTGGTGTTGTTCTTCCACCAAAATCGATAGATAAACGAACTGCACCTGTCGTTTTACCAATTTGTGCACCTAAATCTGCACGTAATCTGGCGGCTCCGACCAATCCGTATGCGTTTCTTACCCGTCCCATTGCTATTTCCGACCCGGTTGCTGGTATTATTCCCATGGCGTGTACCTACTAACCTTTATTTTTTAATTCATCAATTTGTGCTTTTAGTTCCTTAATTGCCTCAATTAAGACAGCACTGAAGTGTTGATAATCCACTACCAGTTGTCCATTTGGTCTTGTATTTACCAAGTCTGGGAACACTTCTGCAACTTCTTGCGCAATTACTCCGTATTGATGTTTGCGTACGAAATAACCATCTTCACCACCACGATACTTAATATAATCGGCTGTCCAGTCAAATTCAACACCGCGAAGCTGACAAATTCTATCTAGTGAATTTTTAATAACTTCTACATTTTCCTTTAGACGAGCATCGGATGCGTAGTATGCTGTAATTTCGTTTGTCGCACGGATTTCACCAACAACGCCTGATGGTGCGGTACCTACCCCAAGTGACGAACTAACCCCTAGACTAGAAGTTACAAGGAGTGTTGTCCCGTCATAAGTAAAGTTTGCATTACTGGTGAGAGTTGTTGCCCCAGAGAAGTATGCTACTCTGTTCGCTGCACCACCACTAATGGTACCTGCACCAGACGTACCTGCACTACCTGCGGTTCCTGAACTGCCAGTTGTACCAGATGAACCAGAGGTACCTGTACTTCCTGAGGAACCCGTGGTACCTGAACTACCAGAAGTTCCTGTACTACCAGATGATCCTGTGGTACCCGACGAACCCGATGTACCGGTAGTTCCTGAACTACCCGAGGTACCTGTAGAGCCAGAACTACCTGAGGTGCCTGCGGAACCAGAGGTTCCCGAGGAACCTGACGTTCCTGTACTACCAGAGGAACCCGATGTTCCTGTTGACCCACTTGACCCAGCGGTACCAGAACTTCCAGTAGTACCCGAAGTACCACTTGACCCCGCTGTTCCCGCAGGAGTCAAGGCGTATGAAGCGGTACCGAAGAATCCAACTCCATTTGATATTGAACTAGTAAAGGATGATGCGGATACTGTACCTTGAACTTGAATCTGTGACCCATTATCAGTAATAATAGAGTCGGTTACGTGTTCAAATCCATTAGCTTTAATTAATTTATTTTGTGTTAATAGTGTTTCATTCCCAACATTATTAAAGGTTGGTGGCCCCATTACCAATACAGAAGAGGTTATACCATTTCCTGCATCTTGGTGGACGAATATCCATTGGTCGTTCGTAGAATCAAAGAGTAGTGACCCACTACGGTATGGTGATGAACCTGAATCAATTACTGCCAACCCACCAAGACGAACACTTGGAGTATTATTGTTAACTGTAATGAGGTTACTTGCAACATTCAGTGTACTTTGAGATACATAACTGATAGACGATGAACCTAATACTGTCAAATTACCTGTAATCGTTTGTGACCCAGATACTACACTACTACCTACTACGGTTAGTGTTGAACCGTCAAATGTTAAATTACTTTCAACAGAAGCGTTTGGTGCGGTTCCGTTTAGTGTGATTAGTCCGTTATCAGTAGTACCCGTGAGTGTGAGAGTACCAGACGTTCCAGAAGAACCAGCCGTTCCACTTGAGCCGGCGGTTCCTGCTGAACCACCTGTACCACTACTACCAGAAGTTCCTGCTGAACCAGAAGTTCCTGTACTTCCTGAACTACCTGAAGTTCCGGTACTTCCCGATGACCCACTGGTACCAGAACTACCAACGGTACCTGAACTACCAGAAGTTCCTGTACTTCCTGAACTACCTGATGTTCCTGTACTTCCACTGGAACCAGATGTTCCTGATGACCCGCTGGTTCCTGTGGTACCAGAGCTACCAGATGTTCCTGTAGTACCAGAACTTCCTGCTGTACCTGAAGAACCACTAGTACCTGATGACCCCGCCGTGCCCGATGTACCTGCTGGAGTTAATGCAAAGTTTGCAGTAGTAGCATAACTCGCGGTACCAAAGAATGACCCAGTAAATGGGTCTGATGTAGTTTTAAACTGTGTTGAACTACTAACCGTTCCCGTAGGTAGGAGGTTGGTAATTTGGGCAGAACTGGAAACAACTCCACCACTTAATGCAGTAGTTGGAATACTTCCACTTCTAATTAGTACACCAGTAAGCCGTGTTGTTGCCATGTATAATCTCTAAAAATGAGTTATCTGATATAAATATAAAGAAACCTCTAATAAAACCAATTTTTTACTGATTATCCTAGACTTAATCTAATACCCTTCACCAATATATTTGACGAAGTTGGTGGAGCAGTAATAAAGGTTAATTGATTTGTAGTCACCGTATAATCTTCAGTTAGTGCATTCACCATACCATCAACCGATACCGTTAATATTGATGGACTGTATGACTGCGATAATGTATAGATAAGAGTGGACCCGTCACCGACAAATAAATGATTATCAGCTACTAAATTAATGTTTACATATGATGCGGTAGTTGCGTAACTTGCCGATGATATAATACCTTGGAATGACCCACTAAATGAACCAGTGACATTTTGTGATGTATTTAATAATGCCTTTATGTATATGACCGATTCGGATGGTGGAGTTGAGGTAAATGTTATTGTTGCACCCGATACTGTGTAATCACCTGGTGTGTTATATGCTAATCCGTCTACACTGATGAACAACGAATTTGCTGCGTATGATGAAGATACCACATATGCTGCGGTGCTTCCATTTCCAATAAACTCGTATGTATCAATACTTACTGCACCACCACCCCCACCTCCATTTTCTGCATACGATGCTGTCAACGCATATGAAGATGATATTGAATTATTTGCCCAACTTGCGGTACCAAAGAGTTGACTACCAGTTAATTGTATTCCACTACTTGATACAATTAGTGACCCAGTTACAATAAGAGAACTACCATCGAATGTTAAATTATTTTCAACAGACGCGTTTGGTGCACTACCATTTAAAGTAATTACACCATTATCTCTTGTTCCAGTAAGTGTAAGAGTACCTGAAGTACCTGAACTACCTGCTGTACCGGCACTGCCACTTGTGCCAGTTGAACCAGAACTACCTGAGGTACCAGTTGACCCCGATGACCCACTGGTTCCACTACTACCAGATGTACCAGAACTTCCAGTTGTACCCGAACTTCCAGAACTACCACTAGTTCCAGATGTTCCGCTTGAACCAGATGTTCCTGATGAACCTGACGTACCTGTTGAACCTGAACTACCTGAGGTTCCTGACGTACCACTAGTTCCTGATGAACCAGATGTTCCAGTAGAACCACTACTTCCTGCTGTGCCAGAACTACCAGATGTTCCCGAACTACCACTTGTTCCACTACTACCCGACGAACCAGATGTACCTGACGTTCCTGAAGTTGCGGCAGTGTATGAAGTACCGTTGATTACTAGTGAACCCGTAATTTGAAGTGAGCCTGTACGTTGATGCACGTCATCAAAACTATCACCAAATTTCGTAGACCCACTTTCATAAATAATTGATGAGGTGACGAATTGTGTTTCAAGTCGTAGAATAGATGCAGTACCGTTAATTCTTAAATTACTTGCAGTAACATTACCTAGTACACTTAATGAACCAGTAAGAATTTGTGACCCAGTTACTTTTAATGACCCAGTAACATCAAGTCCTTCTGGAATTGATAATCCACCAGAAATGTATGATGCAGTTGCCGCTTGTGTTGCCCAACTACTTGTTCCAAACAATGAACCAGTAAATCCTGTTGATGCAGATACTGAACCAATAACATTTAACAATGACCCATTGAATGTAAGATTACTTTCTACTGTTGCACTAGGAGCAGTACCATTTAATGTAATTAAACCGTTATCAGTTGATCCAGTGAGTGCTAACGTACCAGAAGTTCCCGACGAACCAGCTGTACCAGAACTTCCCGTTGTACCTGATGATCCTGAAGTTCCAGAGGAACCTGACGTACCTGTAGAACCGGAACTACCAGAGGTTCCACTACTACCAGTTGTACCAGATGAACCTGAAGTTCCAGTTGTACCAGAACTACCACTGGTTCCTGTTGAACCCGAGCTTCCAGTTGTACCAGAACTACCTGAAGTTCCACTACTTCCACTGGTTCCTGTTGAACCAGAGGAACCAGACGTTCCCGTAGTTCCACTTGAACCCGAAGTACCAGTTGAACCAGAACTACCAGAGGTTCCTGCGGTACCACTTGAACCTGATGTTCCTGAAGTACCTGCTGAACCTGATGTTCCTGTGGAACCGGAACTTCCACTTGTTCCTGTTGAACCAGAGGAGCCAGAGGTTCCTGAAGAACCAGAACTTCCACTAGTTCCGGAAGAACCGGAGGTACCCGATGAGCCGGCAGTTAAGAAGTTTGTTCCAACACCGGCAGCCAATGTGCTAATATCCCAATATCCACCACGGGCAGCCCCGCCTTGTTCAAATATTCTTACTCTGTTTTGATAAAGGTCAATCGTTACGCCACTACCAGTTAATGTATTATTAGTTTGTGGTTTTGCTAATAGAATTTCTCCACCTTCATCACCCGCGGAGTTATTGGATATAAGGTTGCCTCCTGCGGTAATATTACCAGATGTGGTGATTACTCCAGTTACCGTTAATGTTGAGCCTGTAATTCCTACTGACCCTGTGAACTGATGGGTGTCGTCTAAACTATCACCAAATTTGGTTGACCCACTTTCAAAAATAATAGATGAAGTGACAAACTGTGTTTCAAGTCTTCGGATAGATGCAGTACCGTCAACTCGTAAACTACTTGCGGTAACTGCTCCAACAACTACTAGTGAACTTCCATCAAATGTTAGATTTGGTTCTGCAACAGCGGCATTAGCTGAACCGTCTGAGGTTAATATTCTATTATTTACCGCTCCAGAGATAGTAGTAAATCCTGTACCACTAGTTCCCGAACTTCCTGCGGTACCAGATGAACCAGATGTTCCTGAGGAACCACTGGTACCAGAACTACCCGATGTACCAGTACTTCCAGAACTACCTGAAGTTCCACTACTTCCACTGGTTCCGGTACTTCCAGAACTACCACTCGTTCCTGTTGAACCTGATGTTCCCGAAGATCCAGAACTACCGCTTGTTCCGGTACTTCCAGAACTACCTGAAGTTCCGGTAGAACCAGAGGAACCAGAGGTTCCTGTGGACCCAGAAGAACCTGATGTTCCAGAACTTCCAGAAGTTCCAGACGAACCCGTACTACCAGACGAACCGGACGTACCTGTAGAACCTGAACTACCCGATGTGCCACTAGTTCCAGAACTACCAGAGGTACCATCTACACCAGATGAACCACTCGTACCTGTTGTTCCGGAACTACCAGACGAACCAGATGTACCAGAACTACCTGATGTGCCAGAACTTCCCGCGGTTCCAGAACTACCACTTGTTCCTGATGAACCAGCAGTTCCACTTGACCCAGAAGTACCGGCTGTTCCTGACGTTGCGGCAGTATATGATGTCCCATTTATGATGAGTGACCCTGTGATATCTAATGAACCCGTAAATTGATGTGTGTCGTCTAGACTATCACCAAATTTCGTGGAACCACTTTCATAAATTATTGATGAAGTGACAAATTGTGTTTCAAGTCTTCGGATGGATGCGGTACCATCTACACGGATATTACTTGCTGTAACATCGCCAATAACAACCAACGAACTACCATCAAACGTTAAGTTACTTTCGACGGTAGCATTGGGTGCGCTTCCATTTAATGTAATTAATCCATTATCGGTAGACCCTGTGAGAGCTAATGTACCTGATGTACCACTTGACCCCGCGGTTCCAGAACTACCACTTGTTCCTGATGAACCTGATGTACCCGAACTACCGCTCGTTCCAGAAGAACCAGAAGTGCCTGATGTGCCTGAGCTACCTGAGGTTCCCGATTCACCAGACGAGCCAGATGTTCCTGATGTACCTGAACTTCCACCAGTCCCAGAAGAACCACTTGTACCTGATGAGCCTGAAGTACCACTCGAACCTGATGTTCCGGATGACCCACTCGTACCAGATTCACCAGATGTACCGGTTGAACCAGAACTACCTGAAGTTCCCGTAGTACCACTACTACCTGTTGTACCCGAACTTCCAGATGTACCGGAAACCCCACTGGTACCAGATGTTCCTGAGGTACCAGATGGGGTTAATGCAAAGTTTGCTATTTCGGCATAACTGGATGTTACAGAATATGACGCAGATGAAATTGTACCAATAAATGAACCACTAAATGTACCAACACCACCATCAACAGTATTGATGAGTGAACGTACATTAATAATTGATTCTGTTGGTGGTGCGGATATAAAGGTGACTATTGAACCAGAAATCGTATAGTCTGTTAATGGTGCGTAAAATAAACCATCAACACTAATAAAAAGGGAATCTATGTAATATGATGTACCTAAGTCAAACTGGGTTTGTGTTCCATTACCCGTAAATGTATTTGAGGTAATGGTAACCGACGAAGTACTAGTCGCCGGAAGATTGATTAATTGACTACCATCACCTTTAAAATAAGATGCGGTAACCGCCCCAGATATAACATTAATACTACCAGTAGGGACTATCAGTCCCTTTCTGGCTATAAATTCATTTGCCATAATTCCCCTTCTTCATTATCCAAAGGTGAGTAGTTTCTATTGTGTAATAACCTTTTATTTAAACTTATAATGCGCGAATTGCGGTCTTAATGTACCAATCGTTGGTTGCTGCGATTGCCTTTAGTCGTGCAGTTGCGGTCAAGATATCAACAGTAAACACGATATCTGCGGTATTTCCTAAATCGTTTGTTGATGTATCTGTGTATTCTACGTTGGTGGTACCTGCTTCCCATACTGCCATCACGGTACCTGCACGATAGTTTGAACCCTTCTTCACGACATAATCGAAGAATGCTGCGTCATAACTACCAGTTGATACCGATGCAACTACTTCAGTACCAGTGTCTACATCGGTGTTACTACCTGAACTGTAGAGGACACCGTGGATAACTGCTCCACCATTGAGTACAAGTTGGTCTGCAGTGGTTGCACCCTGTGAAGTGATGTTAGCAAGACCGAATGAGTATGAAGAACCAAGATTGAGTGGGACACTATTGAATGTGATTGCCTTCGCACTTACTTCACCACCAGTAACAGTGAAGTTTGAACCAGTGAATGATGCAACACCCTTCGTAGTAGTTGTTGCATCACTACCACTAATCGTGATAGTTTGACCACTGACTGTTGCGGTAAGACCGTTAGTACCATCAACAGTTAATGCTTGTGTCTTAAGTGAAACTGTTCCAGTACCGCCATCTGAACCACTGATGTTAAGGTTGGTGACGATACCAGTAAGGTTACTACCATCACCAGAGAATGCAGATGCGGTTACTGAACCTGTGACGTATACATTACCTTCTGCGTGTAAAGTGGTTCCTGCAACACGAAGAGGTGAAACTGCGGGTCGTGTATCGATATGGTCATCACCAACTGCTACAGGAATACGACCGGTGATTAATCCAACTTCATCGCCAAGCGAACCAGTGTTTTGTGGACCAGCAATGATAACTGCGGAATTGTATGCTTGGTCATCTGCTTGATATATCCAACGATTGTTGAAACTGTCCCAAAGGAGTGACCCTGTTCCATAGCTAGAACCCGAGTCAATAACTGAAAGTCCCGCAAATCGTACATTATCGTCGTCATTAACTACTACACGACTTACACCAACAACATATTGTGAAGATGTAACATATTGAGTAGACATACTGACTGCACTGAGTAATCCAGTAACATTCAAACTACCAGAAATGTTTACATCCTTAGCAATTCCAACACCACCTTGTACAATTAATGCACCATCTGCATAGTTAGTGCTATTAGTGGTATTACTAATAGTTTGAATACCTGTAAAGGTATTTGAACCAGTGGTTGCAATTGTTGCGATACCAGTGGTGTTACGAACATCAATTTGTGATGAACTACTGACCACACCTTCTAGGTTTAACTTGGACTTAACACCGCCAGTAAAGTGTGCAGATGATGTATCTAGTGTTAAGGTACGGGTTGCGGTAATATCACCACCACCACTTAAACCACTTCCTGCAGATATTGATACTGTGCTGTGGTCAATGTGTTGGTTTGCTACATAATTTGTTGTAGAATTATGGTCAATTTGTACAGAACTACTGACCACACCATCTGTATTTAACTTACTCTTAACACCACCAGTAAAGTGTGCTGATGAGGTATCAAGTGTAACTGTGGTGGTGCCACCGAGTGATACAGAACCACCACCACTTAAACCACTACCTGCGGTAACGGTAACTGCACTATTTTGTAGTACTGCGGAAGCTGTTCCTGCGACATATGTGAAATCAATACCACTAGCACCAGTAGTATCAGTAAATGTTATAACATTTCTAGAACCACTGATAAAGTGTGCCGAACCCGTGTTAAGTGCTACATCATCAGCGTTTACGGTAATACCACTTCCTGCTCCTACTGCGAGAGCGGAACCAGCACCACCGGTTAAACCAGCACCAGCTGCATCTGCTGCGATACGAATAGTACCAGCATTTGCTTCAAGACCAGTTCCGGCGAGTGGTGTGGATAATTGACTGACGTTAATACGTCCGTCTGTACCGGAATCAGACAAGAGTAACTTATCTGTTCCTGATACAGTAATACCCGTTAGGTCGCTTCCAAAAGTATCAATATCGAATGCGAATGATGTAGCGGTGACATTACCAGTAAATGAACCAGTGAATGAACCCGTTGCGCTTGTTGCTTCAATATTGTTAAGATGTGCAGTTCCACTTACGTGTAAATCACGCCAGTTCTTTGTAGGAGAACCTAGGTCAAACGAGTTATTAACATCAGGAAGAATGGACGAACTAACTTCCGCCAGAAACTTGACAACATCAATGTCTGCATTACCAACAGTTAGGTTTCCACCTAATGTCAAATCACCCGCTATACTTGCACTACCAAGTAATTGCAGGTTTGATGCGGTTACATTATATCCTACTGCTTCTACATCACCTTGGACCAACAAAGACCCAGTGACTTTTGCACCGTTATTGAGGACTATCAGCCCCTTACGTGCAATAAATTCATTCGCCATACGGTTCTCCCAACGGGGTTATTAAGTGTATATAAATATTAAATACTTTATCAAGAATTCAAATTCGGAAACAATTTAAATAGACTTTGTACAGTCCAGGCTCCACTTCCTGACCCATTACTGTTTACTCGTAACTTGAAATAACTCCCCGATTGAATAAACCCGAAAGATATGTCTTTTGTGTCCCCAATATCGGCGGTGGAGACATCCGTAAATACTACACTACTTCCAGACCATGTTGCCATTACCATTCCAATACGGGTCGCACCAGGACGTTGAGCGATATATTCAATTGTCGTTCCTGAATAATCTGTAGTAGAAATATAGGGTTTTACATCTTCCGTTGCCCCAAATATTCCCGTATTGGTGGACCCCGTAACGGTCATATGAACCGTTCCAGCATCTAATCTAAATTCATTAGATTTGACGATTGCGGGTTCAATTGTGGTATCTACCAACAGTCCGACTACTTGTGCACTACTGGATACAAAATTGGTGGTGTCATTTAATGCAACAATCGCAGACCCACTCTTGGTATATAGCTTACCATCGGCAATATTAACCGCAAGTTCACCATCATACATGGCACTTGCGGTCGGTACTGCTCCGTATTGACTATTGTATAAAGGTATAAAACGATTTGCTGGCATATTATCTCAATAAATAAATTCTTTAATAAATAGTGTGACTATGATACGACAACCACTCCGAACAATGAACCTGGTGTATTAGTTGGGTCACAATATATGTGAATTGCATCAAATTGACTTAGTGTTAATCCAGAGAAAGTATATGTCTGAATTGTATCTTGTGTTAGGTTTAACGAAGAACTGGCGATTAATGTTGCCCCAGAAAATGCTGCTCCATTTGCATTTTTAGCAATACCTACCAATGTAGAATTTGTACTTGCATTGTCTTGACGTAAATACACCGTAACTGTACTCAATCCGGTTGAGTTAACTAAAAATGCGGTATCTGCGGAAGGTGATGCCGAATCACCCGCAGTTCTTACGTTTGAATTAAAATAGAACGCCGATGCATTGGCTCTACTTGTACCCACCGTTAGACGAATATTACCAAAACTTGCAATCTGTGTACTACTAGATACCAGTCCTTGTGGTAATCCCAACGGTGCTGCGTATGACGCGGTAAGTGCAAATGATGCCGTTGCTGGTGTAGACAGAACCGATGTTGCAGTTGTTGCTGTTGTTGCGTGTGATGATGATACTGCATATGACGATGTACCAAAGAATCCTACTCCATTTACAATAGAACTTGTAAAGTTAGTTGCGAGAACTGTTCCTGCAATACTAACTTGAGTTCCACTTTGTGATACAATAGAATTACTGATATGGTCATCGCCTGTTGCAACTGGAATATATCCTGTAGTTAATCCTACTTCTTGTCCTAATGACCCAGTGTTCTTTGGTCCTGCAATAATTAATGCACTCTTGTATGCAGACCCACTTAAATTTTCATATAAGAAATGGTGGTTTTGACTGTCCCAATAAATAGATGCCGATGCGTTTGTTGACCCTGAATCATAGACAGAAATACCCGCAAATCTAACATTATCATCATCATTTAATGTAATTTTACTTACCCCAATGTTGTATTGGGACGAAGTTACATATTGCGTGGACATTGTTGCTACGGTAAGTAATCCCGTAACAGTCAATGCACCAGAAACAATTTGATTACCTGTAACCGTAAGGGTTGACCCATTAAATGTTAAGTTAGATTCTGCTACGGCGGAATTTGTTGTTCCATCAGAAGTCAATATTCTATTATCTGCTGGATTTGATATGGTATTAAATCCTGTACCCGATGTACCAGACGACCCACTAGTTCCTGTACTTCCTGAAGTACCGGAGGTACCATTTTGTCCAGAAGTGCCCGAGGAACCAGAAGTTCCTGCTGGTCCAGTTTCACCCGAGGTGCCACTACTACCCGAAGTTCCAGAAGAACCAGAAGTTCCTGATTGTCCCGGGACACCACCTACGTTGACTTGCCAATCCGTATACGGTCCACCAGAACCTACAGTTGATGTTACATTAATGACTAATGTATCGGTACCATCATTATAACTAACTACAGTACCTTCCATTCGTGTTGCATAATCTGCTGCTCTTGCAACAATAACTGTTTGTCCGTTGGTATATGCTAATCCATTGTCATTTACGGTAAACGTTTTGTTTCCTGTTCCAATTGAATTGGATGTAGATGATGTGGTGGAATAAATATCACCATTTACACCACTTGTACCAGATGACCCCGATGTACCAGAAGAACCGTTAGTTCCAGATTCTCCAGAGGTACCAGACGAACCCGATTCACCTGAAGTTCCACTGCTACCAGATGTACCAGATTCTCCAGAGGTTCCCGATGAACCACTGGTTCCAGATTCTCCACTGGTGCCACTACTACCTGTTGTTCCTGACGTACCATTTTGTCCGGAAGTTCCACTACTGCCAGAAGTTCCTGAACTTCCGCTGGCGCCCGTTGCTCCAGAAGTACCACTTGAACCCGATGTTCCTGTACTACCTGAACTTCCACTACTTCCATTTTGTCCAGATGTACCTGAACTTCCAGTAGAACCAGAGGTTCCTGAACTTCCACTTGCTCCTGTTGCTCCAGAGGTGCCACTTGAACCTGATGTTCCTGCGCTACCAGAAGAACCAGAGGTACCATTTTGTCCAGAGGTACCACTGGTGCCCGATGTTCCAGAACCACCACCGCCACCACCATTCATTGCATAACTTGCGGTAACTACATATGAAGCGGTTACAGCTGTATTTGCCCAACTACTAGTACCATATAACGAACCTGTGATTCCATCCGTGACATCTAATGACCCACTGAATACGGCGGGTCCGATATTTGTTAATGTAGAAGAACCAGAAATGGTAAGTGAACCCGTAACTTCGATTCCTTCCTTTGCAACAAATTTTCTATTTGCAGTTACACGACCATCAGTATAACTTCCCGAACCTTGGAATTCTAATGGCACATATGCACTTCCAAATTCACTTCCACTGGTAACGAATATACCAGGTTGAGTACCATTTGCAATATATGGACTACTTGACACTGGTAGTGCTGCTAATCCTATCGTATTACCGTCGTGCTTTATATGTATTCCGTAATGATTTAATGCGAGTACTTCTACTGCGGATGCGGATGTAAGCGATAGCCCTCTTGGAGTTAGTTGTGCCACTCCACCGAAAACACCAGTTCCACCACTAATTTGTAATATGTGAGAGTATGGATTAAATACTAAATGTGGTCCAATATCTACAGCTAATTTAGATTCACTAACAAATAAAACTTGAAATGGATAATTTTGATTTGTAGTTACTGTATTTGCATTTGCATAACTTGCAGTAGTTGCATACGATGCACTTTCTACAGGAAGATTATATACTTGAACTGAACTGGACAGTAATCCGTCTGGTATATTTGAAATATTTTCCCATACGTTATTATTAAGATAACTTGCAGTTAATGCATAACTTGCGCTATTGATATAAGTCAGTCCGCCAGAAGGTGTAGGAATGATAACTCCTTCACTTCCAGTTTCATATATGCCAGCAATAACTACATCAATTCCGTCTGCAACACTTGCGGTGCCATATAATGACGCAGTTAATCCAACAGGTACATCAATTGTTAACTTATTATTACTTACTACAGTGGTGATACCATTTACACCACTAACAATTAAATCATCTGTAAGTAGGTTAAGAACATCACTACCGGTAGATCCACTAATTCTAAGGTCTGTAACTAATCCTGTAAGTTGTGAACCATCACCCTTAAATGACCCTGTAATTCCACTTGAAGCAGAAAGTGGTCCTTTTATTGATACCGACCCTGTAAACTGATGTGTATCATCTAATGAATCACCAAACTTTGTTGACCCAGACTCATAAATGATAGAAGAAGATACTAATAGTTTCTCTGCACTAAGAATACCTTGAACTGTTAAATCATCTGTAATGGTGGTAGAACCCGTAATAGCTACTGACCCACTAATTTGTCTGTTAATAGTTTGTGCGTATGAGGCTGTAGTTGCGAACGATGCACTATCAACGGACCCAGTACTTAAGGTAACACTAAAATTTTGTCCGTCACCTTTTGTAAATGTAAGTATATTTCCTGCAACAGAGGCAGTTAATAGATTTGCGGAAGCATATGATGAAGATACCGCATATGAAGCAGTTGTCGCAAAAGACGCAGAAACCGCAGATGATGCTAATTCAGCAAACGATACATATGACCCAGAACGGTATACAGATGACCGTGGGTTTTGAATGACAACATTGTAATTTGGATCTGTACGTATTAAAACTTTAATATCGGGAATATCTAATTCTATGGACATTAATTATCTCGTAGCAGCAGGTCTGATTACCATATATCCTTCTAGTATTCTTCTTGTAACCGAACCACTGGTCATAAGAATATCATAGACATATTTTCTTTGACTAAGTTCTTCCGTTTGTGTGGGGGTTAATGATACGAAAATACTGCCAGAAGCGTACGGTTCTACTTTTTGAAAATTAAATGTTCCTGCTAAAGTTTCAGTACTATAGTTTTCTCGAATTTGTCCAGAGAATGATTGACTGGTAATATCTAGCGGCACACCAGTTTCATCATTAATAACAGTCATCAATATTTTGAAGGTTTCTCCTTGACCAATATTAAATTCAGTAATTTCTGCCATAATTTTCCTCGAAAAAATACACCTTTATATAAGTATCACAAAGTATTGGTATATAACAAAAAACCCCACTTTTTGAGTGGGGTTTTTATACTTACTAAGTTATTAGTAGTTGAGGATACAGTAGTCAGGTTGGATAGTAAGTGAGATTGACATTGGGTCATCCTTTTCCCAACTCATTTCACCGAATTCAACTTTGGTGATTTGACATCCCTTCAAAATCCATTCTTCAACCTTATCACCTACTGGACCAAGAACATTGATAATAATGTCCTTCTTGTAGAATTCTGCGTATCCATCACGACCTGTGACTGATTCGTGGTGAAGACGAACCCATTCCATTACTGCTTGTGCACCAGAAGGAACAATTGGGTCATACAAGTCAAGGGTCATTTCGTCCCATACAGTCTTACCCTTAATATAGCGTTGAAGATTGATGTGGTCAAGCTTCTTCTTTTCTTGGGTTAACTTTGGACGGTCTGCCTTCTTGATAAGATATGAAGGAATTCCGTCGATAGACATAATATATCGATTCGCAGTCTTTGGTTCGAATGCGGTGAAAAAGAGTTCTTGTTCATTGACCAAATTTGCCATATGGCTCTCCAGATATAGATTGGTACTTTAATAAATAGTTGTTATTGAAAAAACTGATTAGATAGTATCGAAGGTTGCACCAGTTGGGAGAATATTGAAATCCAACTTGATGAATTCTGCGGTACGGGTTGGTTGGAGATAGATTGCACCAACCAAGATGTTACGGTCAATGACATCTGGTGTGTTATTGGTTTCGTCCATTACCACACGGAATGCACTCAAACCAGAACGTTGTTGGATACCTGCGAGGTATGGATTGACAATGTTCAAGAAGCGAGTACGTGTTGCTTCTGTATTTTGTTCGAATACAAGATAACGTGCTGAACTTGCGATATACTTCTTTACAGTGATAAGGAGACGACGAACGTTTACACGGTCAAGAGCCGATGCGCGACGTTGAAGTGTCTTTTGTCCCCAGACGCAGATACCTTGACCTGGGAATTGTGCGATTGGATTGACCTTTGATTCGTATAATTCGTCACGTTGTGCTTGGGTGAGTCTGGTCTTAACACCTACTGCGCCTGGGATTCCACCACGGTTCAACCCTGCTGGTGCGAACCATTCTGCTCCAACACTATCACTATATGCGTAGACTTCTGGAAGTACTACTGATGGTGGTGCCCAGAGGAACTTACCAGTGATATCGTCAAGAACACGAACCCAAGGATAGTAACCAGCTGCGTAGTTAGTATCAAGAAGTTGTGCATATGAAGTTACTGAACTGATAGTTGCGTCAAGTGTATCAAGGTCAGCGATGTAGAAGCAATCACCACGTTGTTCACAGATATCGATTGCAGTTTGTGCAATATAACTGTGTTGTGAGTAGATGACACCAGGTACAACTAAGAGGTTAAAATCTACACTGTCTGCATTACTGAGTTGATTTAATGCTCTCTTATATTCAACTGAACCAGACGATGATGCTCCACTGAGGTTGAATCCTTGAGTATTTGCTCCTGTGATGTCTCCACCTAATGCAATTTGACGATTTGGTTTAAATCCATCAAATCCACCTTGGAATGGAACAGAGAAGCGACGATACGTTGTGTGGTCGCGATTAGTAAGAGAAATTGCACTTCCGTTTACTTCTGTTGCTGGAAGGTTTTCAATATTGAATTCTCCACCAACGGTATTTGAACCAACAATTGGTCCAAGGTATGATTCTGCGGTAAGGTAACTACCAGAAGAATATACTCCGTCAAAATTAAATCCATAGTAGCTAGTACTTGGACCAGTTGCATCTGCATTATATCCTGGAACACTAGCGCTTACCCAACGACTGTTTACATATGCGGTAAGTGGTACTTCACCTGCACTTGATGATACAGTTGAATTTAATGCTGCGAATCCGTATGGTACTGCTGTGTCTGGAATTACATCTTGACTCATTTCTACGCGGATATACTTTGAAAGGTTTGGATAATCACCTTCGTAGTTGGTTAATCCAGTAGATGCATTATATGTTGGTACTGCATTTCCAATTACACGTGCAATATAGTTTTGACTACTTGGGTCTAAGTTTAAGTTGTTGAAACTTTCAAGTACGTTTGGTGAACTATCAGTATCATTGAAGTCACGAACTAAAAGTGAGAATGTACCATAATCACTATCTGGGTTGGTACTTGGTGAGATACCTGTGATAGAAATCTTGATTTCCTTGTTTGCACTAGTACCATCACTTAATGTGTGTACCTTGAACAAATTGTATTTAGCAGAACTAATAGTTTGTGAACGAACCCATGGTGTGGTTGCGTTATCATATTGTGTTGCAAGATTGAGACTACTTGTAACTACACTAAAGTGAATTGCTTCACCGGCGTATGAACCAACTTGGTTAATTGCATCTGGGAATACTGCATACACATATGCTGGAATTGTTGAACTCTTACCTTGTGCATCAGTTCCAAATACTTGAGTGATGAATGAAGCGTTGGTTTCATTTGGACTAATAGCACTTGCCGAATAGTGGATGTTAGCAGAACTACTGACCACTAAACTGAAGCTTGATGTAGTACCACCTACTGCTACGTTAGTAATTGAACTTCCAGATACAGTTGGATGAAGAATTGCGAATACCTTGTTTCCAGTAGAACCAGATGCAAACACGGTCGCTACTTTAGTTGTGTATCCTGCTAATCCAAGAACACGAACTACTGTTGCACTACCTGCTTCTTGAAGGTAGTTCTTAACAGTATATCCCATGTACGAGGTACCATCGGGTTCACCGAAGGTTGTTACGAATCCATCTAATCCTTGAACTTGGGTAGCTATGAATGCTGGTCCTTTGGTAGTTGGACCAACAAACGCCGCACCTATTTCTGCAACGCCTTGTGCGAGGAATGTTTGGTCGCGTTCTTGTGTAAAGACACCAGGCGACACGATTCTTTCTGCCATACGGTATTCTCCAAACTAAATTTTGTTATTTCTCTGGTGTGAATTCGCCGGTTTCAAAGTTAATTTGTCCAGCGCCATACTTCTCAGATAACCGTTTAAGTAATACTTGTTCTTCTTCTAGTAACCCCTTGAATAACTTAGTTTGTTCACTAAGTTTTTCATTTAGTTCTACGATATCTGCCTGGAGTAATTGGATTTGTAACGTTACTTGTCCAGAGTCAGAGACTACCGTTGCTAATTTATTTCTTAAAATACTAATTTCTTCTAATTCTTCCTTAGTAATTTCTACCATAATAACCTCTTTTGAATACAATACAACTCGTATAATAAATATCTGTTTTTTTACCTAAACATCAATTATTCACTTTCTATTTCAGTAAAAACAACCGTTTTTTTGATGGAATATCTCTTATTGGAAGTAAGACTTCTGTTATTGTTTTTATCTAGAGCAGTTTCTGGTAAGAGATATGCATATACGGTCATATCAAATTGTGTGCGTACCACGCGATCCTCTGTAATTGGTAACTCTGTCATAGGTTCAAATGACTTCACAGAAGTACGGAATTTATAGTTGTTTTGGTCACCCCAATATTGGTCAGTTTCGAAGGAAACGTTTTCTACCACATTATTCATTTGTTCCATATATTCGGTCCAAATCATACAACGATAGGTTATTTCGTAATAGTCAGGAAGTGTGGTAACTAAATATTCACGACTTGGTGTGATGTTGTTTTTTACCGCAAATTGGTCATATGGAGTCCGTCTATTCCACCCCGTTTCAAAGGTTCGTTCTAAATACTTGTTAACGGGAGAATTGATAATGGACTTCTTCATTCCAGTTCGACGAATCATAATCATCGGTAATTGAATCTTACCAATAGAATCACGCATGACACCATCACGTTGTGCAGACTTCCAGCGTTCAGGACTACCGTAAATGACAGGTACTTTAACCGCTACATTATTTTGTGTTACAAGCGGTTTGATACGTTCATTCATATGTTTAAGAATTGCATTATCAATTGTAAATAATGTTACCGCAATAGGAGGTGTACCATTGGTTGGGATATCACTGGAACGGTCTTGAACCTGCTTTTCTTGTTGTAAATCTACCCGTTTTAATACTGGTTCGTGGGTCATACTTGTACCTCTTCAATATCAATACTTGTACGACGAGTTAAGTGTGCCATACAAATGATTGCGGTATTAAACCCTGGCTTACCTGCGATGAGTTGTGTTTCTGTAATATTATGAATTTCGTAAAAATGATTGTTATACCCAATCACATCACCGATTTCTGGGTACGTATTTACGTCTTGTAGCATGCGACGCGCAAATCTGAATTCTGTTTGTTGGTCCTGATTTACACCAAATCCATCTTCTCGTACTGAAGTATTTTTATCGTATTTAATAATCGCATTTACTTTTACAGGGGTATATCGTGGTTTAGTTACACTTTCCCCATAAATGTTTACTTTAGCGGATTCTACTATAATCTTATAAAGAATAACGGTGACATCCATCGTCTCATCAATCAATTCCCGAGTGATGTGTTGGATGAATTCAAAATCACGTTGTGTAACAAAGCGTGCCATGTATTAACCTATATAGATGAGAGTAGGAATATTACGGAACATCTCTTGCATATTTTTAGAGTTTTCCATTTGTTTTTTCATTTGTGCTTGCATTCCAGTTTCTTCTAATGTTTCACGAAGTTCTTTAATTAATCCTTCCTTTTCAGCTACGGCTTCTCGACGAAGAATTTCACCGTCTAAACGAATTTGTCCGTCTGGATATGGAATGTTTTCAAACTTTGAACGAATGATACCCAATAATTCTTTTGCTAAGGCAAGGGTGTATCTGAATATCCAGGTACGTGACATATCATTTGTTTTAGTATATGATATGTGGGTGTATGGTACATTAGATAAATCACTTCCTACATCAGAACCAGATTGAAATGTATTAAGTTGTTTATCGTCTACCACCATATAATCAAAATAAATCATTTTTGATTCTTTAAATACAGGAGAGAATCTAATGATGTTATTAGATACTTCAAATCCGTATTGACTCTTACGAATCATATCATTGATTTCAATTGCTTGAATACGGAGTAAATCTTCGTATGCGGGCATCATCACGAAGGTGACTGGTGGTGAATATCCATCAAACCCGAATTCTGCCATCAAGTTAGTTAACCCAAGACCCGTGGTTGCGAATGGGTCATAGTAACGTGCAACTGCTGGTGGCATAAAGTGATAAATACGACGAATTTCTATTTTCTTCCCACTTTCACTTACGTCTGCCCATAGTGACTTAATATCATATGATTGAGTAAAAGCTGACGCGGAGATATAACCCCGTTTAACTTCTACATCACCACCAGATTGTGCTTCTACACCGTAATCTGTTGCAAGTTTTACGACTTGTGGAATTGCAGAACCAACAATATTACGTTGTGTTGCGGACGTAGCAGTTGGTAACCCCTGTAAGGTCATCATATGTTCACGCGCATTGAATTGATTGACTTGATTACCATATGTGGTAATTGCCTCTTCAAAGCATGCATAGATTTGTTTATCAATCAATTCGACTTCTACAACAGGCCACCCAAGTTTTCTTGCAACGAATTCTGCTGCTCTTGGAGCGTCTAATTGGAAATCTTCATCATTATCAAAAAATCCAAACGGAGTTACACCAAACGGATTTTTAGGAAAACCATCGTAAAAAATTGGTTCTTGTGTTTCCATAATTCTCTCTAATTAGGGACTTAGAATAAATAGTTTTATTAAATGATTAAGTGGTATTTTTAAATAGAAATAAAAAGGGTGACCTTTCGGCCACCCAATTTATTCCCACCGTTACGACGAGGATTAGATTAAGTTTAATCCGTCGATGTATACCTTTCCGAAGAATTCCGGACGTACTACCTTCTTTGCGTAACGGGTCATTACACCACGGCGTGGTGTGAAGTTGTTTGGATCATAGACCAATGGGGTCATGATGAGTGGGATGTATGGAGCATATACTGCACCAGTTTCGAGGAAGTTACTTCCACGGAAGCCCATTAACAATACATTTTCCTTCATGTATGGGTTCTTGTAGATGGTGTAACGGTTTTGGAATGAACCAACCTTGGTTACGCCACCTGCGAATTCCATCTTGTCACCATCGGTGTTAGCCATGAAGCCTGGGATGGTTTCGAGGATGGTTGCTACGGTTGGTGAACATACTGCGAAGTTTGCACCACCGCGCATGGTTAATTGGTGAATCTTGTTTGATACCTTTTGCATCTTTTGACCGAGTGTTTGGAACCAGGTCATGTTGGTCCATGCAGTTCCAGTGAATGAGGAAGCTGCGAATGCACCAGAAGTTGGGTTGTATACGGTACCAATTTGTGCTGACCAGTATTCAGTGGTTTGTGATGGTACAGCTGCGATTAACATATCAAGGATTTCGAGGTCGATTTCGGTTGAGATGTAATCACTTAACATTGCTGTTAATTCAGCTTCTGCATCAACACTGTGATAAGCATTCAAGTCTTGAGCAAGTTCTGGTGACCATACTGCCTTCAACTTACGGGTCTTAGCAACGATGGTTTCTGAACGGAGTTCAAGGTCGATTTGTGGGATTCCGATATCGGTATCACTGGTTGCTTCGAAGTCACCACGGGTACTGTCGGTTGGTTGCTTACTGTATGCTACTGAGTTGATTGTGTTTCCTGCTGCTACGTTTGCACTTACGATGAAGACTACGTTTGCACCAGAAATCTTGGTGAATTCTGGAAGAACAGTTGCAGCGAAATCAATTCCTGAACCTGAAGGAATGAATGAACGTACTGCAAGCTTGTCTAAGTTACTGAATGAACTGGTTGCTACGGTGTACTTTGAGAGACTACCAGTTGCTACGTAATCTGCGTTGAAGTTTACGTCTGCGAATGATGCAGATGCTGGAGCGGTGGTTAAACCGGTTAAGGTTGCATCGTTTACTGAGTAAGCGAATTGACCTGCACCGTATAAACCGCCGGTGTCATCATTACCAAAACCACCGAATGGTGTACTTAATGAGTTACCATAGAGTGAACGACCTTGGGTCTTACCGTTTACAGTTGTGCCGTACTTGAAGTCCATATAGAACACAAGTCCTGAAGGAAGGTTCATTGGTTGGACTGATACGAAGTTCTTTGATGCGATTGAACCGAACACCTTACGAACGAGTGGAAGTGCTACGCCTGCCCATTGTTCACCTGCAGTTCCTGCGAGGTTGGTGTATGAGTTTTCTGAGAGGAGTTGTGAAGCTTGGTTTTCAAGCATTACTGCCATACCTTGCTTTTCTGCTCCCTTCATGCCTTCAAGAAGGCCTGACTTTTCCCACTTGCCAGCTAATTGGCGGGATTGTTCAACGATAACCTTGTGTGCTGAACCGGCTTCGTTGATAAGTGAATTTACATCGGACATTTGTTATTCTCCTATGAGGTTAGATAATTCCTGCGAGTTGTTGTAGACGCTTTGCAACAGAGTTTTCTGCGATAACTTCTGGTGCGTCAACCTTTGGAGCGGTACTTGGGGTTGCCTTACTTGCGAACCCTTCGGTTACCACCTTACTTGGTGCCTTTGTTGCCTTTACTACCTTTGCTGCTGAAGTTAATGTTTCGACCAAAACTGTGTATACCATCTTGATTTCACGAACAGTGGTTGCACGATCGAAGTTTTCTACGACCATTACCTTTTGTTCATTGGTCAAACCTTCCTTACGGAAGATCTTGTTGGTATAAAGAAGTTTTGCGTTGAGAAGATTGACTTCGTGTAGCTTGCCTCGTAGGAGCTTAACAGCCTGACGATATTCTGCAAGTTCTTTCTCAAGGGATGCCATTTTTTCGGATGATGCCTTATGCTTTTCATCTTCGGCTTCCAATTCTCTGAGAATTGCTTCTAAATCAAGTTCTTCTTCACCTTCTTCGTGACCCTTCATTTCTTCACCTTCCATCTTATTTACGTCTGATGGTTCAGTGACGAAAGTATTTACATTGGCTGCCATATCTGCGCCTTCGTTTCCAATATCTGAAGACTTAGCTGGAATTTCTGGCTTTGCAACACCAGCTTCTGGATCTTCTGCTGGGTATGCTTCATCTGCTGTTTCTTCTTCCTTTTCGTCTTCCTTTTCTTCTTCACCTTCCATACCTTCTGACCAACCTTCCTTCATTTCTTCCTTTTCTTCTTCCTTTTCTTCTTCCTTTTCTTCTTCGTGAGTTACTTCTTGGAGGTCTGCTTCTAATTCCTTGATTACTTCATCAAGGTCAAAGTCTGCTTCTGACCAATCTTCGTACCAATCAGTTTCACTTTCACCTGCATCTTCACCACTTTCATCATCATCTGCTGAATCGAATGCTTCTGGTGATGGTTCCTTATTATCACTTGCACCGATGTCTGATGAAGCTGCTAAATGACCACCTTCTGGTTCTGCTGTGTGTGGGTCAAGTTCCTTTGCTGCTTCCATCTTTGGTGCTTCTGGAGCCTTTGGAGCTTTTGGAGCTTCCTTTTCTGCTTCTGGTGCTTCTACCTTTTCTACTTCCTTTTCTTCTCCGTCATGTTCCATACCTTCTGCTTCTGCGCGAAGACGGCGTGACAACATTGACTTGATTTGGGGTGTGAACGTTTCTTCTAATGAAAGCTTTGCGTTTTCAATTGCAGTTTGACGAACTGCTTCTGCGTCTGCGATTGCTTCCTTTAGGAGTTTGTTCGTAAATTCGAACTCTGCCATAAAGTTTCTCTCCTATGAGAATTAAAATGACTATTACAAGTCACTATAGAGTATATATACAACAAAATCACACCCCAAATGAGGTGTACTATTAAATATATATTACTATTTTTTTAAAAACATCAATTTTTAATTAAAACGTATTATTGTTTTTCTTCTGCGCCTTACTCTCTTCGCGTTTTCTACGACGGAGGGCATCTTGACTTTTCTTTTGAAGTCTCTTGGACTTCTTCAAATAAAATTCTTTCTTCTTTAAATCTTCCATCAATTCGGCCTTCTTGACTTGTTTCACGAACTGTTGGAGTGCTCGTTCTAAATCAGACTGCTTATCACCTTTGACTTCTACGTACATACTGCCTCCGTTTTACCGAGTAACTAATTGATATGCTAATTCTACCATTTTATTGATAGATTCGTTATAAAATTTCTTTCTATTTTCTGGAGATAAATTGTGTGCTACAGTGATTAATAATTTTGCTGTATATTGGTCTATGTATGTTTCTTCAATCTTTGTTGGGGTTCCTGTCTTTGCTACATTTAATAAAGATTGAACTTTTCCTTCCATATTGGTATGAAATCCCCATGGGCCCACGTTAAATATTTCTGGACGAACTGTTCTAAACTTTCTCATTAATTCACCCGCTTTTGCATTTGCTTCGTTTTCTGTATTGGACCCATCTTCACCGTTAAGTTCTTGACCATCTTCTCGTTGTTTGTGGTGGACCAATTCATGTGCTAATGTACGAAGGACATCAATGGGATGACGTTGACCTTTGACGACAACGATTTCATCAGTAGAAGGATTGTATGTTCCAAATGTTAAATGTTGGGCAGAATAATCATCACCCTCAAACTTGATGCTCTTGGGTAATGATTTTAATCCTAATTCTTTAACGGTGAACTTAACAAATTCCTTCGCTAATTTCATTTTATTTCACTTAAGAAGTCGTATACGAGTGAATCGATACGTGAATACGGAGTAACGAGTTGTGTCTTTTTACTTTCGTTGATGAATGCTCCGTGGGTACTTGGATTACTGACGATATCAAAGCAGATAAGACTAAAATCGTCTTGGACTTCTACAGTACTTTCACCCATTTGACGAACTGACCCCATACCACGTGACGATACACCAAGACGAATGTTATTCTTGATGAGTTCACGAACAATGTTACCAGATGGTGTAGAGAGAATTTCAATATTACCACGAACATCTTGACCTTCAAACCAAAGTTCGGTAACATTGCAACATACATTCTTTAAGTTAACAACTGGACTTTCTGGATGGTCAAGTTCACCAAGTGCTCTACGTTGTGCAACAAAGTTTTCTTTATACAAACCAGCTTCACGTTGAAGAATTTCACGTGGGTAAATACGTCCGTTTTGATTCTTTGCTTCAGCACGTTGGAGTAAAACATTCTTTAACATTAACGGTTTAGTAACATCTGCCGCTTCTGCAAGAAGGTCTTTTCCATATTCAATAACATTATATTCAACTAATAAATTCTTCATATTACTTTCCTCTGATATCCCGAACTTTTCCGGCGAGGTGAAGTAACCGTGCTTCCAATTTTAAAAGTCCTTGTTTAGTACGGTTATAAAGGGCTTCACTTGCAACTCCAGATTCTTTTTGTAAACGAGTGTTCATACGAATAACTCGTTCCATTTCTTGAAGATTACGATTAACTTCTGAGATTGCCTTTGCAATTTTTTGGGTTGGTGATGCACTTTCATCCTTCTTATATTCGTGATACCGCATCTTAGCTTCTGCAATATTTTCTAATTTATCTGCCGGGCGATTCATGTCTTGTTGACCACGTGGAGTGAGTTGCATCCCAAGTTGAGTTGCAATTCCCTTCTTTCGTGCCTTATTTTTTGCACTATTTCCTTGAAATGCCATAGGGATATTATATCCTGCCACGTTACCCGTGGTGGTCATTTCGTCTAATTCTTCTTGTAATATCTTACGTACAAGGGCACGGAGTTTTTCTTCGTTGGTCATAATGACTTAAGCTCCTTAAGGATTTCATACCCGATTAACATCGCGGTCATGTGGTTTTCTTTAATCACAACAGCAGTTTGTACCTTTTGTAATTGAGAAACGACTTCAGATAACTTAATACGAACTACCTTATCTGAAACTTTCTTACTACGTTGCGCAATTTCTTTTGCTAATCTGCGACTTTCACCTTGGGTATATGTCTTTAACTTAGATGTATTTGAAATATTATAAATGTATTCTTGGAGAAGTTTCTTTTGAGCTTCGTCCAATCCCTTATACTTTTCATTAAAACGTTCAATTAAAATCTTATATGAAAGGAAACGAATATCATCATCTTGACTACGAACGATGGAAGCTAATTCGTTATGTTCCTTGATTTCTTTTGTAAGAACTTTACCAGAAAGATGTTCTACAATGGTAAATTGACTATTTGCTAGTTCTTCAATCGTAGTAGTATCGTTGATACCGTTAACTGCCGCATCAAAACTCTTGTAGATAGACGCGTATATTTTATACGACGGAATACGAGCTGAGAAGAATTCTTTTAAATCAAAGTTCTTTTTAATTTCTTTAATTAAAAGATATTTTTGAGTGTCCAACACGTGTTGGTCAAGATTCTTTCGTTGTTCAGTGACTAACTTTAATAGTTGGAATGCCTTTTGTTCCGATAAATTTTGGACGTTGAAGAATGCACGATATAACATCAATTCCTTCCCCAATTCTTTCTTGGAATTGAAGAATTCACGCATTAATCTGACTGCTGCTCCGTCCTTTTTGTTTTCCATCACATCTGAGGTGATTTGACGGACCAACAATTCAAAAAGGATACCGGTGTTTCTCAACTTATTATGCTTAATACTAGATTTCATAAGATAATCCGCCATAAGTGAATAAATACCTTATCATATATTAAATAGTATGATAATTCCCACTTCGTTAGTTTTCTATGTCTAAGATATTTTCTTCGTTTAGGATACTAGAGGTTTCTGGTGCGATTTTATGAGCGTTTAGTTGTTTAATAAGTGTTGAAACTTCGTGGTTTTCTAAGGATAAAGATGACTTTCGTTTGTCATTACGTAGTTTTCTTACAGTTAATGCACCCAAGTTTTCTTTGTGACCAAGTGGGTCACGCCCTCTTGGATGACTATCTTGACCGTAAGACATTCCAGTACGTGGACGACCCATCTTTGCTTCTTCTAATTCTTCATCAGTTGTTTCTGATTCATCTTCGGTAGGTAAATCATCTATAGACGCCAACACCGCATCTACGGTATCTAATTTTTCTGGTTCTGTATCTGTCGGTTGTTCCGCGCTAGGTTCTGCTGGTTGTTCCGCACTAGGTTCTGCTGGTTGTCCTTCTGGACCAGCTTGTGGTTGTTGTGGTTGTGAAGCTTGTTGTTGTGCTGCTTCTGCCTTACCTATCCATTCAACATCCTTAACTACTAGTTCTTGTTCTCTCTTTGCATCATCTTCGGCAACCTGAAGGATGTTGTGGTAAATCCAGTCACGTGATAAGAACTTACTGTCTGCGATATCCTTCGCCAAGGTAATCTTTTCCTTCCAAAGATTGAGTTTTTCTTGTTCGTAAATGACAGATGGTGAAGTCATTTCAAGTTCAAAATCAATTAAATCTTCGTCAGTAAATCCTTGAACATATAAATGAATGATCGCAATCTTGGTAAGTTCTGACACCATAATACGTTGGATACGTTCAATAGTACGTGCGAATCGAACGTCTTGTGCTGCCAACGATGCCTTCCCACTATTATCTTCTTCGTACCCAAGGAATGACTTCGGTACCTTAAACGCTGCCATTAATTTGTTACGAAGGTATTCAATGTCTTCGATTGCATTGAATTGAAGGCCTGGAAGATTCGTAATATCTGTTCCAGAATCCTTACCACGAACTGGAAGATAGAAATCTTCCGTAATGTTCATCATATTGTAACGAAGGTTATAATCACCAGTCTTTGGGTCCACCAACGGTATCTTTTTCATACGGTCAATGATACGTTGCATATGCGTATCAATTTCTGCAGGTGGAATATTACCTACGTCTACTAATACCTTTCGTTTGTCTGGTGCTCTCATAATACGATGAATCAACATCGCATCTTCCATCAATTGGAGTTGCTTCCAAACACGACGACCACCTTCGACCATACTCTTACCATATGGAAGGAAGTTGGTATCAGAAAGAAGTCTAAAGTGTGCTACTTCGTAATTATCAAATTCTTTTTTACCTAAGGCTAAGAAATCGTTTTCAACTTTAAATTTAACTGAAAATGGATTGCCTGGGTCTTGTCCTTCAACACGGATAGTTTCATATACAGAAAGAGGTATGACGTTTACTACTCCGTATTGTTCGTCAATATCTAGGAATAAGAAAAAGTCCCCATACTTAGCCATGTTTCTGACCCATGGCCAGAGATTGAATTCTACATTCAATACATCATAGAATAAATTATGGAGAATATCTTGAATTTGTTGGTTTTTTGAACGGATACTAAGTATTTGACCGAATTCGTCTTTTACAGTTGATTCATCGGCGTAGATGTCCATTACAGATGAAATAATTGGGTCATTATCCATCATGTCATAGTCACGGAACAATTGTAATCGTGACCCTTGGAACGCTGCAGCAGATTCGTAACGACCACCCGCTGCACCATATCCACCTGTCATTGATGAGTAAACACGATGGAACCGATCAATACCGCGTCTATTAATAAACGACTGGATATTGTCGGTATCGGTTACCTTTAACTTCTTTCCACCTACATTTCGAACAACTGTATTTGTAGAAAACAGTTTCCGTAGGCGACTGTATATACTAGTATCTGCCATAACCCCTCACTTAAATGAGTACGGTGTCAAGTGCTGTTGCCAATGGCCAGCAATCGACATCTTTATTATCTTCTGCGATATCTTCTGCAACGAGTTTAAATTCTGCTACCTTCCCCTTCAATACCATTTCTAATAGACCCCATTGGTCCGCATTAAAAATAGTATATGGGGTAGAATTAAGCATTTCTGCTAATTGTTTTAATTCAACGTAAATTTCAGCAAGTTTCTTTTGGTCTGCTTCTTTTAGTTGTGGTGCGAGATTTTCCAATACGGCTTCTACACGCATCAATTGAACTCTACGTGGAACTTGACTTGTGACTTCATTGAGTAAATCTTTTAATTGAGCCATCTTATTTCTCCGAATCTAATGCTTTACGCATTTTTTTAACATCTTGTGGTTTTGGTGCGGCATTGATTGCTCCACCAGGTCCTACGAGTTGTTCATCTTTTTTCTTTTCCACGTACTTCTTTAATAATGTATAATAGTTTGGTTTCTCTGTCAAGTGTGCGGCCGCTATTTTTGCGGTTTTTACCACATTTCCATTAGTCACATCTTGATGTTCCATTTCTACATTCATACCCATATGAAATTCGTCGGGACTGAACTTATATCCCATCTTTTTCATAATAGCGTCTGATATCTTTCTGGAAACTTTCATATTACCACTTCCTGCACGACCAATAACGAGCTTTGGTACGTGGGCCTGGATTATCGCAATTATGACGTGCTCTAAACGAACGACGACGAGCTGGATTGGACTTTTTGATTCTCATATTTGGGTCACCAAAGTTGACCTTTTTGATGTTACCAGATGATGGGTCTTTGACGAATACTTTGAACTTCTTTACGTCCCCACGCATTGGTTTACCAAGAGGAACCTTACGACCGTGATATTCTGCTTCTTGAAGAGGTTGACCTTGTGCACGCATAATTTCCATTGCAAGACAACGCGGGCAATATTCTTCAATAATATCATCTTCGTTGATAGGTACGCAATTTGGAACCATCTTACCACTCTTATCTTTCATTCCAACTTGCTTATATCCTTCCCAACATGCTTCAGTCATTTGTTCCATATTATTCTTCCTTTTTCTTGAAGGTCGAAACCATCGTTGGTTTTCCGCCTGGATTTCCTGCCTTTCGTTTTCTGGTGACTGCTGACCGTTTTTCACCCTTACTCATTGCTGCTGCGGAACGGGCGGGTCTACACTTTGGATACTTTGATGACCCACCCTTTCGTTCTTTCTTACCAGCGGAAGCTCCACACGGTGGATGCTTGCCGGTCTTTGGGTCTTTTCTAGAAATATCTACCCACTTTTGACGAATCCATTTTCCAAGTTCACCCTTGGTTTGGTATTTTTCGTCAAGGTCGATAGAAACTTCAACAAGTAAGTCTGCGAATCGTGTCATACTGGTTTAGATTTAGTTTTACCACCACGCTTCCGTTTTCTTCGTCCTGCGCAATGGGCTCTTTGACTGAAACCTTTGGGGTTGTTGCAGTTGATAGATTTTTTATATTCTTTTGTCCAGGTTTCGTCTATAGAAACCAATCCACTCTTTTGTAAGAAATCTTTTGTATTAATTTTTATATTTTGTTTTTTAAAATCTTTTAATCTATCTAAAGCCATTTCTTTTCTATTGTTAATATCTTTGACTTGATTAAGCATATCAACGATACCATCAACCATTTCTTTTTGGTCGGAGTCTACTTCTTCAAGTATTATATCAACTAATTTAATCATTTCTTTCCTTTCTTCCACCCACCACCCATACTCTTGTACTTCTTTGCTGCCCATAAGTTAGCGTATGCGGATGGATAAACCTTGAACTTGGCTCGTGCTGCTGCCTTTGCCTTTGCCCACTTGTCGGGACTGGTTGGAGTATTTCTTTCTAAAATATCACTAATACGTGTACTACGAATTGCTAAATCTTGTGGATCCGTAACAGGCATTTTCTCTGGTGCTTCTTGACCAAAATCTTTTTTAGTTTGGTTAAATACTGCCCCATCAGAATATCCTTCTGGAAAAAAGTCTCTGTATTTCATATTACTTTAAGAACTTTAACTTATAGATGGTCGAAGAAATAAGTCCTGAGATTTCGTCAATCGTATTATTTAATTCACCGTCTTGTGGGAGTTGACGACGGGTTTCATCCACAAACTTTTGAAGTCCCATAAAATAACTTACGGTCGAATCATCTTCAAGGATGGTATTACTTGGCTTATATCCCTTGATGATACCATAACGACCTTGATATGCTTCTACATATGTGTCCACTAAGTCCACAATATCTTCGTAGTACCCTTGTAATGCCTTATGTTGGGCATACGATGGGGTTTGGAGATGAAAGATATGTGCTTGTTCTCTACTGGAAAGGAGAATAGAGATGAACTTGACAACGGGTTCCATTATTCTTTCCCTTCTTCTTTCTTATGTTGGTGATATCCCTTCTTCTTCATCCAATGTGCAAGTGCCCAAGGATTATCAATTTCCTTGTGCTTTTTCATAGCAAGAACCGTCTTTTCCCAACCTTCCGGTGCGGCTTCATTGATTTCTTTCATTGCTGCCATATCTTGGTCAACTGGCATATCAGTCTTTTCCATTTCCTTTTCTTGTTCGTATTCGTGATATCCAGTATTTGCTTGGTCGATATAATTTTCTGCATTGGTGATATGGTCTTGAATCCAACCAGGAAGGTCTTTTTCTTGCATACCAACCTTACCCTTTAATTCAGTTGCGTGTCTGATGATAGAGTCAAGAGTGGATTGTGCCATTGAAACTTCGTGGTCTTCTCCCATACCTTCATCAGTCTTTTTATCTGCACGAAGTTTGGCAAGGTCATCACCTTCAATCTTACCATCCTTATCAACGTCAAGTTGCTTTTGTTTTGCAGTCAATTCTTCATATTGTGCAAGAAGTTCATCAACCTTCTTTTCTTGTTCTGGGTCCATTTGCATTTCCTTGAGTTTCTTCAAGGTTTGTGCAAGACGAGCACGCTTTCCAAGTTTGCCACCCTTTTCTGCTGCTGCGGCTAACTTACCAGCGGGTATCTTTTCGTCTGCTGGTACACCGAGTTGCTTGTGGAGTGCACCTGGCTTTTCAATTGCCTTTTGAATCCACTTTTCTTCTTCTTTAAGTGGGGTCAAGTCAACTAATCCTGTTAATCTAATCATGTTATTCTCCAACTTCGGTGTAGAAAAATCTGTTTCTTTTTTGTTTTGTTGTGCTGCCTGGTACTGCCTATATAAACGACGTTTTGCCATAATATACTTGTCATTCTTATCAACTTTTCCGTCATTATTTACATCCGCATCTTCAGACCCGTGGGGGTCGTGACGAACGTGTGGGTGATGACGTTCAAAATTAAAAAAACTTTTGTATTCCATTACTTTTTCCGTTTATCGTCACTTTTTGTTGTACCACTTTGTCTAAATGCTGCAGAAGATGCTGCTGCCCAAATATAATCTTTCCATTCATCACCATATTTCTTTCTGAATTTACTGACTTTCTTTTCATCCCGCATCATGGCTTGACCGATCTTTTTACGAAGGTCAACTTGTGATTTAGTCATTTTACGAGCACTTTTACGGTCATATGGTTGGGGTACGGATTTTTCGTCAAGACATCCCTCACCTTCACAAATTTCTTCTTTTTTGTTAAGGTTAGTGAGTTCTTGACGAACAAGTTCACGAATCATATTCTTAAAGTCTTCTAATTTCATACCTTACCCCGAAAAATAGTATATAAAGACACTACTATATAAGTATTATGTATTTACAGTAACCACCGTAAATTTTCTTTTTCTTGACCTATTTGCATCTCGTATGGATTATGTGTTATATTCTTATTAGTATATACTATACTTCCCATTTGGTATTTTGTATTATCCAATGTTAATTTGGTCAATTCTATCCCCTCTTGACGTAATCTGAGGGCGGTATCACGTACCCAGAGTCCAATACACAACGCGAGTACCAAATCATCATTGTACCCACCCAATGCTTCTGGACGACCATTTTTCCAGATAAACGTCTCCAGTTCGGCAATCATCCGACTTGACCGAATAGTAAATGAATTATCCAACATATATTCTTTCAATCTGGCGATAATCAATGGACGAGTTCTTTGAGAAATCATAAACCCAGGTACCAACGAGGTCATCTTATCTTCCTTTAAATACTTTCTATTAAGTTGATGTTCTACGTCCACATATTGTAAATCTCTGGACATATAGAACAGGTTACGATAATTACGGTCAATAATCTGTTGTATCGCGTTCCACCCAATAGAACTATTGTCGGGGATAAGAAGGGCATCGTTATATTGAGTCGCAATAGATACTAACATATTTCCAAACTGTTTGGTTTCTACCTTTCCCTTATATTCTGCGACTTGAGTTGAAGTTTCAATATCAATTACGTGAAATGTTGAATAGTCCTCACCGTCTCCACGGGCAACGTCAGCACAAACAATATAGGATTTAGATGGAGATGGGTATTCCCATACCCATAAGTTACTATCAAATCCCTCCTTTGATACAGGTTCTTGCACGTAGGTAGCTTTATAAAATTCAAGGATTTCTGCTGGTATAACGGTATTACCAGAAAAGATAAATGACGCGTCATGCTCTTGAATAGCTTGTAGTTCACCCATCAATTCTGTCTGACGGTCTCGCCATGCTTGGTCACGTTCTGGATGTACTCTCCAATCTAATAGAATTGGGTTGAAATTATTGGTTTTAGTTTCTGCTTGTTGCCACATCTTGTGGAAGAAGTTACCGACACCATTTGGGGTAGAGAGAAGGATTGCTTTACCACCCGTGGATAATGTACTGGATGCTGCGGTCCAGATGATGTCTGCGTTGTCAATGAACGCCGCTTCGTCGAGGATAAGAAGAGACAGTGCTTCAGAACGTCCTGCGTCTGGTGATGATGCGACTGCCTTAATCTGTGATCCGTTGGAAAACTGTAATGATAGTTTATTGTTGGTTACAATACTTCCTCGTAACCAAACGGGAAGATTGTCATGCATGAACTTTACTTTTGTAACTAAGTTTTTCGCAGTTTCTTGTTTTGTTGCGATAACAAGAATATTCTTGTCTTTATGAAATAACATCAACCACAATGCATATCCTGCGACTAATGTAGAAATACCAATCTGACGACCTTTAAGAACAATGTTATAGTCGTTGTGTTCAAAATCTTTTAATGCATTTTTCTGATAGTGATATAAATCAAACAACACCCGACCACGAATCGGGTGTTGGATATATGAGTATCGTGTCAAAAAGTATGATGGGTCTAACGCACACTTTTTGAATTCTTCTTTGATTTTGTCACGTAACTGTTGCGCCGTAGCGTTCATAAAGCCTCTACTTGATTACCAAGATTGAAGTTCCAATACCCATCGCTAACCCAACTGCAAATGATGCCTTTCTACTTGGTAACTTGATACCAAACATACGGTTAGGATTCTTTGGTGCGGGTGGAATTAAATTGATTACTGCTTGGAGACTATCCCCGCGCATCATTGCTAACTTCAATGCATCGTCTTTCTTCCCTAATGCACTTTCAAGTTCAGTTACTTGTGTTGATTGTAAGGTGATAGTTTCTTTTTGTTTTGCGATAATAGAATCCTTGAGTGGTAATACTTGACGAGCCAATTCTAATGTGTCAAGAAGTGTTTCCTTCATTACTTCTGCTCGTTCTTCCATACTCAATGTTTCATTTTTTAGTGAGTTGACTTGACGACCAAGTATCTTTGCTCGACTTTCTGCCGCTCTGGATTCATTATCTGCGATAACTACTTCTTGTGCTAAACTGTCTGCTAGTTCCGTAGCGGCTTCAGCCTTCGCCTGAAATACCTTGTATTCTGCAATATATTTATCCATTTCATCTTCTTGTTTGTTTAGCTTGAGCATCATTACTAGCCCAAGTACTCCGGCAGCCACAAGTGCAAGTTTAGCTAATGGGAGTACCGCAGTAATAGTCTCAGCTACTAATTTCGTCCGTTCCAGTAACGACTTTGTTTTCCTTTTCATCGTTTTCTCCAGTTCCGTATTTTTCGATGGTTTCTGCTAAATTCTTTTTTAATAGTTCGATTTCGTCCATTAAATCTTTTTTTACAGTATTGACATCAACATCCCACTTTTCAAACATTAATACTGTTTTTTCATGCTCGTTCATTAACAAATATTCTGGTTTACTGAACGTGTCGTAATAATGTTGTAATTCTTGAAGTCTGTCCTTTATTGCTGAGATGTAATTACGTAATCCCATATTGTGTTGGAATTCGTTCCACTTACCCTGCCGTCGTAACTCAGTTTCAAACTTTATATTACAATCGTAACAATGACCTCTCATACTCCAAAATTTAACATCAAACCGATGGTTCATTGGTTTACTACACTTCGGACACCACCACGGTGTTTTTGCATCATCTAACTTAGTTACAGTTTGACGGATACCGTTCTTTACTGTCCACTTTTTTCCATTTACATCTTCCCACACATCACCTTCTTGACGAGTAGGTTCTGCTTCTCCTCTCCATCCAAATACCAATTTATTACCATCTTTATTTAACTTCTCTGCTACCTTACGACGAACATCATTTAAAGCTTCTTCATTTTTAAACATATAACCTCACGTTTTTGCGAATCGTTGTGCTGAATCTTGTTTATTGTAATACCGTATAACTCCCTTACTATTTTTTGCTCCAAACTTATCATCTGCGGGCCACGTTTCTCCAGGCTGATATTGTCCTGCATCATCTGACCGTTTTGTATCTACTGCCCTTTTCTTTCTTGGTTGTGAAGGTTCTTCTGGTGTTGCTTTCTTTTTTGTCTTTTCTGGTTCTGTACCAAATTGTTGTGTAATTTTTAATTCTTCTTCTGATTTTGTTGTAGTCTTTACAATTTTGTCGAAAATATCTTGATCAAATTTTCCATATACTTTTGTAAATATTTCTTGCTTGACTTCATCGGTAATATTTGGATTACCGAAGATTGCACGAAGTTGGGTACCACTAATATTCTTACCGTCAATATCTAATTGCATTTCTGGAGCGACGATAAAATATCCTTTGTCTGCATATCCAGATTTTGATGTTTCTGGGTCATATGGTGTGAAATATTTTCCACCAGATAGTCTGTCTGCGTCTTTCTGACTGACCGCGGTAACATATATTGTGCCTGGTGGTAATGATTCTAAAACTTCAACTGGAGCGTATGGATTTTTAACTTGAACAACCATTTCTTCTGGAATATCAAACATCCGAGTCATGATTTCCTCTTTATCTCTAAATCCAAAAGGAGATTTACCCGCTTCAGTCTTATCACTGGTTGCGATAAATACATTCTCCTTTCCAAATCTCTTGACCATTTCTTGATAGATACTATAGTGACCCGCATGAAATGGTTGGAAACGACCTGTAAATACTGCTACGACCCGTGGTTTTCCCTCTGGTTGTGGTGGAGCAACGGGTGGTTCTTCTGATGTTCTTTCATCTTTGTCTGGTTCTGTTAATTCTGCTTCGCCCTTATCAAATTTAAGTGTTCCCAAAATTTGATTAACAGGAGCAAATGCACCAGTAAACTTATATGGTTTTCCGTTATAAATAAATACCATACCTTCGGACGGTACAACTTTATCAATACCAACGGATTCCAAACGTTCTATTTGGATTTGAAGTGCCGCTAATTTATCAGCATCACCAGTTTCTTTTATCTTCTTAATTGCATCAAGAACTTCTTGTTTCAACTTGGCGGCAGCTTCAGGATTATTAGCTGCTAATAAATCAGTAACCCGACGAAGTGATAATGCACCCGTTTGTAAGAAGATTTGTTCTAATGGACGAGTTGCTTGTTGTTGTTCACGTTTCAATTCTTTTGCTTCAAACTCACGGAACCACCGTTTCTTTTCTGGGTCTTCGATGTCGCTAACTTTGAATGACTTATCTCCCAGTGCCCACCGACGAGTAATTCCTTCAAATTCATCTTGTGTAAACTCTACACCAGTTTGTTGACTAATTTCTATTAAACGATTTTCCCAATATGCAAGTTTGTAGTCTTCAATAGTAGAGTTGTCATCTAGGTCGTATATTTCTTGTAAACGAGAGATACGTCTACCAATATCCTGTAATGCTTTTTTGTTTTCTACAGTTTGTGCGTCACTAAAACTAATAGTTTTTGGTCCTTGAATACCGAAAGTTTTTTGTTGTTGCGCATTTACTCTAGTCATTTCATCGGACAAAGTACGACCATCATCTACTGAACGACCAATTTCGTTACCTTCGTCGTCGTATTCCACACTACCATGAAACACTAATACAGATTTATTGTATGGAATGACGTTTTGTGTATCTGGGAAAATAATTTCCACATTCATAAATTTTGACCCACCAGAGAACATCTGGTCACGTTGTTCTGGTGGTAGTGCGTCTATTGCTCGTTGTAAATCCTCTGCCGCTCCAGTAAATGCTCTTTCAATATCACCACGACCCGCAAACATATTACGGATACCCGCAACATCAAGAGCATTTTGTCCTTTGTTTTTAACTTGTCCTTTATTACGAGCAAAGTATACACGACCATCTTTGACGGTAAACATAATATTTTGTCCGTCAAGTTTTTCGGTGACTGGTTCTTCTTGTCCAAGTTCACCAACTAATCCACGACGAACCATTTCTTTGACATCACGGAATGATAGTGCATCATCTTCGTATGGATGTGCCATATGTCCTGCGGCACCACCTTCGTTGATAAGAATCCAGTTATCGTATGGAACATTACCTTCCAGTAATTCTTCAAGATATACATAATTTTCGTTTTTTTTATCTCGTCCGTGGTCTTTCTTTGCCAATTTCCAGTTACCATTTTGTGCGCCATTTGGATGATGCACATCGTGGTTCTTCATCTTCTTCTTTCCGTACTTCTTGATTGCTTTTGCACGGTCACGATTACGTGCTACACGGTCCTTTACAGTATCTTTCAAATACTTTCTGACCTTTTCTGGATGACGACGATAGTACCGACGAACGCGTTCCGTACTGGAATCTGCTTCGTCTACTGGTTTTAATTGATAATCGTCGTCTGGACCACTTGACATCGGATATGTAAAACGAGAACCCGCCAATCCTTTACGTTCACTTACACCATCTCCACCATCTACTGTGGGTGTGTCTGTTTCTGGTTCGGTGGTAATGTCTGTTGGTTCCGGTTGTACATATTTGTTCCACATCGGTGCGTAATGTATACCCCACGCATATGCTTGTCTACACTTTTTACTAATTTGTTTTTTTGAATCCATTGGGTTGATTGTACAAACCCTACGCTTCTTTTCATCTAGAACTTCTAACTTTTGATTAAAAACACCAATAATATCTTGAGTAGCACGGGTTGCTTCAAACAAAATATCAACATCGGTAATTTTATTATTTTCAATGTAGCTCAATGCACCAACTTGGAGTCTATGTCCAGTTGGGAATTGTAATAAAAAACTAAGTTGTTCTTTGGTTAATCGTTTCATGGTAATGTACCCAAATCTATAACAGACCCAGTAAAGAACGTTGGAGTAGAAACCACAGATACGTCTGTTGAATTATTGTTAATATCAAAGAATTCAATTTTATGTTGTAAATATTCGTTATAGTATTCTGTGTTTGGTACTAAAATTTGTGCTTCGTCTGGTGAGAATAACTTGTCTGACGACGGTTTTAACGAAATTTCTGAGAAGTACCAGAATCCATTACTAACGACAAATCTTATACCAACATTTCCATCTACTGCTAATTGTGGAGTAAAATTAAATTGTTGGTCTTGGAACCAATATGTTTGTGCCCCAGTGGGTAGTTCTAATGTACCAATCTTTTGTCCTAATGGATTATTATCAATAACTTTAGTACCTTCGACCCCTATAAGATAAATATCAACTTTGGGTTGAACACCAGTTAAATTTATCGATGCGGATGTTTTTTTGTAATACGCATCAAAGTCTAATGTATATTCTGTAGTTGGGAATAACCGTAATGACTTTTTATTTCCAATAAAATACCCACTAGCAGAGGTATATCCATTAAATTTTTGATTATCTGATGCCGATATTTGTGCACGAACCGAACGTATCAATATATCATCTGTTACTGCTAGTACAAATGGAGTAACGGTAGTTGTTGGGTCATAATATGCGGTAGACCCTGATATCGTATATACTGCATTGGAGCTGGTTTCTAGTCTATCGGCGTACCAATTCGCGGACGCCGTTGGTAAAACATTAAAGTCTCCTATCGACAAATCCCCTCTAACAGAACTACTAACTAATAATTCCGATGTGGTTACTGGAATATCGGCTATTAATTTATAATCTGAATAATCTGTTGCGACCTTACTGTATACCTTAAATTTAAATATTTCTCCACTTACAGTATCTAGGTTTACAATTCTTAATTTTCCATATGATACTTTACTACCAGTATCTATTGTATTTAATTTACTATATACCAACTTTGCTGTGTTCGTTATGATAGAAGATGACCCAAATAGTGATGCCGTATAGCTACCACTACGCAAATATAACTTATCTACAGTACGACCATCTTCTGTTTTAATCAATTGTCCTGTACTAAATGCTGTAGTTTCGTTCAGTACATCGGTGATAGGAAGATATAAACTTGCACTTACCCCGTCAACAAACATGGACCCTGTGATATATCCACCAAAGTAATCAGCAGAAAACGATGTTGGTGCTTCGGCTTTAATAGTGTATCCAATTTGAAAACTGGAATATAGCGTTGGTGTTAAACTTGCAGTAAAAGAAACACTTGACGTTGTATAAGATGCCGTAGCTGCTCCATACAATCTGGTTTCTTCTGCTAACACTATCGGTGTGTTTTCTAAAATTAACGGTGACGTATTTCTTAAATTTGGTTCAACCAAAATTCTTCTAGTCCAACGAACATTATAAGAATTTTGCCAATCTGGTGGAACAGGTTCACCGTTTGGTAGGACGGTCGCTTGACCTAATATAATAATTGTAGCGAATCCTACATTGGTATTTTCATTGACCTCTACAGAAATAAGTCTTGAATTACCCTGTATATATTTTTGTACTGGGTTTTGGTAAATAGGGATTCCCTCTGCATCAAGAATTTCTATCTGGACATTTGTTCCAGGTTTTAAGGCAGATGACCCAGCCAATAAAAACGAATTTCTACCACCAGTAAAAGATGGTGGTAGATTCGTTACTTGAAAATAAATAGAAGACGCTGACGTATCTTCAATAAGTACGTCATATTTCGCTAAATTCTTTAATTGTAAGGTCTTTCTGGTCTTTGCCATACATCCTCGTTTAAAGTCCTAACTCAATATAAATAGTTGATTTAGACGTTAATATACGAGAATCCGTCCTCCCGTTTGATTTCAATTACCTTGTCCACCATATCCCGAGCGGTATCCAAGTGACTGATAAGGATAATGAAATCGAATTGAGACTTCAAAATACCCATCATTGTTCCCATCGCACTGAGATTCTCAGGGTCCAACGTACCCAATCCTTCGTCAATAATCATAAAATTGGGTTTCGGGAGGTTAGAAGCGTTCAACAATGCCACCCGAATGGCGAGACTACTGATAAACCGTTCCATCCCAGATGAATTTTCCAACGGCCAGATACGTTCGTGGTCGTAATTCAACTTCCCAAGGATATTCTTTCCGTCTACTTCTAAGGAAATCGTGAACTCTACAATCTGGGTCAGAATGTTGTTGATTTCAGACTCAATCGCAGGGATAGCACGCGACATCAGTTCATACGGAATACCATCACGACCAACCGCTTCCATATAATACTTGTAAGCCTCATAGGTATCTTCCAGTTCTTCGGCTTCCTTAATTTGATTGAGGATATCAGTCTTGGACGCTTCCAATACCTTGATTTCTCCGTGAAGTTCCCGAAGTTGCTTTTCCAACTTGTCCATTGCCTTTTTATTAACTGTAATATCGTACTCAATGTGACTGATGTGTTGGTCTATATTTAAATTGTGCTTGATATTCTCTTCGTTTGTTAGGAAGAGTTCGATATCTTTTTTCGCTTGCTCAGCAGTACGGTCGCACTTTTCAATTGTGGTAATCAATTTCTGAATTTCCAATTCAATTCCACTTGCCTTCTTCTGGAGTTGTTGGACTTCAGTTTGTAACTTTTCATAGTTAGTACAGAGATTGACCTTTTCTTGTAAGGGAATCATCTGAAACTCAATTTGACTAAGTGCATTTCGTTGGTTTACTTGAATTTCCAATAATTCTAGAATTTCACTTTCAGTCTGCTTCATATCATCTATGACTGATTTATTATTAGACACACAGATGTCACACGTTGGATTGAATTTATAGTTTTCTAATTTTCTCTTAAAACTTTCCTTTTCTGCTAACTTTGACGTAGTAAGTTTTAGCGCAGAGGTTCCCTTCTTAAATAAATCATTGAGTTTATTGTATTCTTCAACCGACTTCCGAAGTTCTGGGATGTTAGCATTTACCACTTCTTGAGTTTGTTCCTTGACAGTATTATTAATTTCTTCTAATCGTCCTTCCGCCTTCAACTTTTCTTCCGTATACTTGACAATTAGAGCATTTACTTTTTGAAGGTCAGACCGCAATATGTCAATATCTAATGTGATATTCGGGACTGGACGTTTCTGACTCTGCCATTCCCGTAACTTGACATCTAACATATCCCGTTCTTCTTTAATATCATCGACAAGCCCTTCCACCCGTTGGTGATTGACTTTAGTATCTTCAAGTTTTGTCTGTGTTTCTGCCAGAAGTTGACCGAAATCAATTTTCTTGAACTTCTTTAATGCACCAGTGATTTCCTTACTTTCTTCATTGGCTTCATCAAATAACTTATCAAATACATTCAGTCCCATAAACTGAATGAGTAAGTCCTTTCGTTCAGAGTGGGACTTGTCAATAAACAATGCGTTTCCCGTCTGACTACTGAGAGTAGTCAGTACGAAATCTTCATAGCTACCAACATAATTACGAATGTTAGCATTAGTATCCCGGCGGTCTTCACCATTCAACGAAGTGTGGGTTCCGTCTGGATTCTCCTTCCAGAATGATACGTCTACCTTGACATCTCCACCCTTCTTACGATTACCAATACGGCGGATATAATAGATTTC